ATCTATTCTAATTTTTGTTGAAAAATATATCCAATAAAATTTGGATAATTCGGATATATACCCTACCTTTGCAACATAATAACAATAATAGTGTTGCAAAGATATAAAAATATGTCTGCAAAACACATTAAATCAGCGAGAAAATGAAGTATAAGAAGAAAACAAAGTTTCGCCAGCTATACGATGCGCTGCCAACAGAACGCCCACAAGCTCCAAAAACAGCATGGGTGAATGATATTGCGGCACTCGTAAAGGTGCACCCTACCACTGTAAGGTGTTGGCTTGCTGGAACACAGAAGCCAGACGAATTGAGAACAACCCTTATCGCTAAACATCTTGGCGTTAAGGCAGAAGAATTGTTTAACGCTTAAAGTGTCAGACGATGAGTAGAAGCACATTGGTAAATTTTATTGGTATGTGTGTTTGGGGTTTTGTAGCCCTATGTTGCACAGTAACCATGTTTTTCAATTGGGGACACATATTGTTCGCCTGTGGCGGTTGGGCTTTTGCTTGGCTATGTTACATAGACAAAGAGTATTCCACTGAAAGCGTAAGAGATTATTTCAAGCGTAAAAGGAGGGTATGATATGGCTATTACAATGGAGTTGTACGAATTGAAGAACATCTGTAAGGAAATGGCGGCTCTTGGTGCTGCCACGATAATACAGACGAACACACCAAGCAACGACTTGGTTTCACAACGTGAGGCATATCGCCTGTATCAAGAAATGCGAGTAAGGCGGTGGGTTGAGCAAGGGCTTATAACTCCACAACGTAATGGTTCCGCTCCCAACTCAAAGCGTTTCTATTCACGGGCAGAGCTGCAACAGCTCAACAATGCTGAAACATTAAAAACAATCATCAACAGATAAGAAACTATGAACAGGATTAGCAGATTTATCTCTGCCTATCTGAAAGGCAGACAGGAACGCAAAGCCGAACAACGCAAGGCGGTGATGCAGAGTGAGTCTTTGAAAGTAGTGCAAGTAATGGAGTTCCAAAAGCAGCTCTACATTTGCTACAACAACATTCCGCTTATTGACTTCGCTATGTGGAGAATGTGCAAACAGTGCTGAATGACGCTCGCACAATCAGAGAAAAGTATATCGAAAGTAATAACATCAAATTTGGCGCACAATGAAGAAGATTTTATTGAAATCCCTTTCCCTTATCAATTTCAAGGCAGTGCGTGATTTTAGTATCACGTTCAATGACGGCATAACGACCGTTTGCGGGGACAATGGAACGGGCAAGACAACGCTCTATGATGCGTATCTGTGGCTTTTGTTCGGTAAGGACAGCACAGGTAGAAGTGACGGTGCTAATGGCTTTAGCGTGAAAACCAATGACGAGAACGGAAAGCCTATATATCGTCTGGAACACTCTGTAACAGCCGTGCTTGATGTGGACGGCAAGGAGATAAAACTGCAACGCTCACTTTGTGAGAAGTGGCAGAAAGTGAACGGTACTACTGATGAAGTGATGAAAGACGAAACACAGTATTTCATCAATGATGTGCGCACAGGCACCAAGAAAGAGTATCAAGCCGAAATATCGGAAATCATACCAGAAGATGTGTTCCGCATGATTACCAACCCGTATTTCTTTACATCATTGAGTGCGGACACGCAAAAGGAAATGTTGCTTGAAATGGTTGGCAACATAGATGATGAAGAAGTGGCGGCTACTAATCCAGAGTTCATTGCTTTGCTTGATGAAGTGAACGGAACGAGCCTTGCTAAGTGGGCAAAAGAAGTCGCTGCCAAGAAAAAGGCTTGTAATGATGCGCTTGTTACAATACCAGCAAGCATAGAAACCGCTCAAAAGCTCATGCCCGAAAGTGAAGATTGGTCGGCACTTGAAAAGCAGTTGAAGTCATTGCAAGACAGCGTTAAGGGCATAGACGCACAGATTAGCGACAAGTCGGCACTTAACGAAGAAGCCTATAAGCGTAAGATGGAGTTGCGCAACAAGCAATCCCAAAAGCGTATGATGTTGCAAGACCGTGAGAGTGCTATCCGCATGGAAACTAACGCAGCGCATAACAAGGCTATTGCTGAAATACAGCAGATGGAGGGTGAGCTTTCCATCAACCAGACCAACGTGTCACGTTACCGCAACGAGAAAAAGGCTACTGATGATAAGGTGGCAGAGCTTAACACAAAGCTCGTAGATATGCGTGAACAATTCAAGACCATTGCCAAAGAACAGTACACAGAACCAAATGGCGATGTGCTTGTGTGTCCTACTTGTGGTGAACCTTACAAGGGCGAGAACTTGGAAAACGCAATTGCGAAGCTCCGTGGAAACTTTGAACAAAACAAGGCAAAGCGACAAAAGGATATTCAGACCAAGGGCAAGCAATACAAGGCTGAATATGACAAGGCTGTCGAGCAGCAGACCAAACTAACAGGACAGATAGCCAAACTTGAAGACGAAGCCCTTACTATTAAGGGAAATATCGAAATCAAGAAAGCGCATATCCCCGTTGCTGGCAATGCGGACGAAGCCATTGCGTCTGATGAACAGTGTATTGCCTTGCGCAATGACATAGCGGACATTGACAACCAACTGAAAATTGAGGTGCCACAAGCTGATGTGTCGGAACTGCAAAGCAGCAAGAACAACATCAACGCCCAGATTGCCGACATCAACAAACGACTTGGCAAACGTGCTATGATTGAGCGTGTCAGCAAAGAGGTGGCAGAGCTTGAAGAAAAGCGTATCTCCAACAATCAAGCCAAGGCAGACTTGGAGTGTTGGGAAGATGTATATACACGCTTTCAGAAGTCAAAAGATGAAGTTCTCATGCAACGTATCAACGGCTTGTTCAGTGTCGTTTCGTTCTCCTTTGTCAAAGACCAGAAGAACGGTGGCGAGAAAATCACTTGCTATTGTAGCGTGAACGGTGTGCCTTATGCAGATGTAAACGCTTGCGGCAAGGTGAACGCTGGCTTGGACATTATCAATGCGATATGTGCAACCAAGGGAATTTCGGCACCGATATTCATTGACAACAGAGAGAGTTTTAACAATATCATTCCTACTATCTCGCAAATTGTGAACTTGAGGGTAAGCAATGATAAAGAGCTAACCATTATAGAGTAATCAATATGGAAGAACAGAAATCAATGACTGCACAGCAGCAACAACAGGGCGGTGCTGTCGCAAAGAAACCACAAGCGAAGAACTTAGACACGCTAAAGCGAGTGCTTAACGCTGATTCGGTAATGACACAATTCAAGAACGCCCTAAGCAAGAACGCATCCACATTCGTTGCGTCACTCATAGACTTGTGTAGTTCGGATAGCAAGTTACAGTTATGCGACCCTAACCAAGTGGTGAAAGAAGCTCTGAAAGCAGCGGTATTGCACTTGCCTATCAACAAGGCTTTGGGACAGGCTTTCATCATTCCGTTTTACAACACGGTAACTGACGAAAAAGGCAACCGTGTCAAGAAGTTTGAGCCTGTATTTCAGATTGGCTATAAGGGCTTGTATCAGCTTGCAATGCGTACAGGTAAGTATGCTATCATTAACGCTGATGTCGTGTACGAGGGTGAGTTACAGCACACAAGTAAACTGACGGGCGAGATTGATGTTGAGGGTCGTAAGGTATCTGAAAAGGTCGTAGGCTACTTTGCTTACATTCAGTTGGTGGACGGCTACCACAAGGCTCTCTATATGAGCGTTGAGGATATGGCGGCACACGCCAAGCATTACTCTAAGGCTATCGCATACAACAAGGGCGTTACTATTGACACGCTGCTTAACCTCGCAAAGCTGCCTGTCAATGCTGACAGCACACAAGTAGGTTGGCAAGGTAACTTTCACGCTATGGCGATAAAGACCGTGCTACGCAATCTATTGGGCAAATATGGCTATCTCACGGTATCATTGCAAGATGGTATTGCATCCGACACGCAAGGCGATACGGAAGACAAGCCAGATGTTAATGTTTTCGCTCAATCTCCCGAAGCATTTGACGATACAGATGTGGAATACGAAGATGTTACAGATGTTCAGTCACTGCCACAAGGCGATGAGCAAGACGGACAGGAAACAGAGCCAGACCCAGGCTTTTGATTAACCAAGTGAACTATGGAGTTGAAAGTGTTAGGTTCAAGCAGCAGCGGCAACTGTTACATTCTTGACAACGGCAAGGAAGCTCTTATACTTGAAGCTGGAGTACGCTTCCAAGAAGTGAAAAAGGCTTTGGGTTACAATCTCCGAAAAGTCGTTGGCTGTCTGATAACGCACCGACACCAAGACCACGCCAAGTATATAAAGGCTATGGTAGATAATGGCTTTTACACATTGGCTTTGCCAGATGTTTGGGAAACAAGGGGTGTATGGGGTTCACGCTCTGTCCCCATTGTTCCCAAACATGGGTACAAACTCGGTCGGTTTAAGGTGCTGCCGTTCAACGCTTGCCATGATGTCCCTTGTGTGGGCTACATCATAGAACACCCAGAATGTGGGCGTGTGATGTTTCTTACTGACAGTTGCGAGTGTCTTAGCTTGTTCTCTAATCTTAACCACGTTTTGATTGAGTGCAACTATTCAATGCCTAAGCTCATTGAAGCTGTCAATGCTGGAATAACGCCTCGAACGCAAATAGACCGCTTGCCAAATTCTCACATGGAACTGCAAACGTGCAAGGCGGTACTCTCTGATTTAGACCTTTCCAATGTGTATAACATAGTGCTTCTGCACTTGTCAGACCACAACAGCGACAGGTTGCAATTTGTATCTGAAATCGAAAGACATACGGGCAAGGTGGTGTATGCTGCTGCCCCAAATCTTAGCATAGACATTACAAAGTTCTGATATGGCAAAGGTCTTGGTGGAAAAAAGAAAAGGACTATTCACGCTACAACCATTGTATGAATGGTTTGCACAGGTATGTGATGGAATGTACCGCATTGATGTAAAGCGTATGCGTAAGCCACGCTCTAACGACCAAAACGGGTGGCTGTGGGGTTGTATATACCCAATGCTGCTTGATGCACTCTTAGAGGCTGGTTGGGAGTTTGTGAGTGTTGAACAAGTACACGAATACTTCAAGAATATGCTTGCAAAGGATAGTGTGGTGAATAAGCACACGGGCGAGATTGTGGAGTTTCCCTCATCAACTGCAACTATGGACACTCTGACATTCTCCACATATTGCGAAAAGCTAAGGGAGTATGGGCGTGAATACCTTGGAATTAAAATACCCGACCCCGATAAATATTGGAGAACTAACGATGATACAGGTGCCTAACAATGTGGTTACTGACTTGGTAAGACACATTCCAATGATTTTAGAGTTGTTGCCCGACAATACAAGCACACGGGTTTACAATGCTGTGAGATTAACAAAAAAGAATATTCAGAAACTCAAAAAGTTAAGCGATGAACAAAGAAACAAAAACGGTTGAGGTGCAAGAATACCTCAAAAGTATCTGGCGAAAGCCAAGCGAGAAACCAAGCAACAAAGGATATGACGATAATGTCATTCCCGTAATGCTTATTGACAGCGAAAACAATGTTTCATCTTTTCGGTTCGTATCTGATGATAAGGATTGGAATGAGGTTGTAGAAGACGAAGATGTTGTACTCTGGTCTTATGTAACAGATATTCGCCCTAACATTCCAAACCTCAAAGATTACAAGACTATCAAGACCTATGAGGATGCTTGCGCTGCGCTTGGTGAAAAGGTTGATGAGGTTACGCTAACTAATGCTGGAGTACCGAAGCACATTATCGCCCTTATGAAGTTGGAGCTTGTTTGCAAGGCTCTTTGGGGTGGTGAGGTTAAGGTCTATCCCGACCCTAACGGCAATCGTACCTATTACTATCCTTGGTTTGTCTTATATACCAAAGATGAAGTAGAACGCATGGATAGCGAAGAAAGGGGTTTGCTTCTGTCTGCTAATGCGATTAAGGGTGCGAATGCGGGCTGGGGGTCTGCGTTTGCGGGTAGTCGTTCCTCGTCCTCGAATGCGCTCAGTGGCTTCCGCTTGTGCCTTGATACATACGAAAAGGCAAGATATTTTGGGACACAGTTCTTGGAGTTGTGGGCAGAATACCTCGCATACAATTTCAAAGTTGGAGAACGCTTAAAATAATTGTTGAACCAAAAACAGAAAGTTATGCAAGATTTAATGTTTGCTGAAGAACCCGTTGAAAAAAGGGAACAGCTATTGCGTGACAACTGCGACCAAATCGTAGAGCGTAGTTACACACGCAAGTTTGAACAGCACGAAGTGAACGCAAGGCGTGAGGAGCTGGAGAACGTGTCTATCCAAGTGTCAGAGCTTGAAGACAAACTCGCTGAAATCAGAGCGGACTATAAGGGACGCATTAAGCCGCTGTTGGAAAGACGGGGACTTATCCTTGACGAGCTGAAAGCCCGTGGCGAGTACGTTAAGGGAGATTGCTTCAAGTTTGTAGATGTGGACGAGGGAAAGACTGCATTCTACTCGCCCGAAGGCTACAAGTTGGAGGAACGCCCGATTACCCCAGAAGAACGCCCAGCGTACAGTTATGCAATTCGTGCGTAGAACAGGAACAGACAACTAATTTATTCACTAAGTAAACCAAAAGAAAAATGGAAAAGAACAACGAAAAGATTGCCGTTAATATCGGCAACTACACAGGCGAAAAGCCTATTGAGATTGTATTGCGTGAGGGTGTTGCACCAGAGGTTCAGCAGTTGGAACTCAAAAAGCCCGAAAGCATTGATGCTGCGGGTGTGCTTTCTACGCCGCTTGATTGGCTCGTTAAGCGAGTTGATACGATTGACCAGAAGGAAGCCAACATTGTTGTGAACCGTGAGGCAATGACTATCACGCTTACTATCAACGAGCGTGACAACTACACCAAGTCCACATTCACAGGCAAGGCTGCTTACTCTGAAATCTTCGAGAAATTCCACATCAACGATGAGAAGATGGGCTGGATTCCCGCAAAACTCGGACAATTCTTACGCCTTAACCGTGCCGTGTTCGACAAAAAAGAGGAAAACATGAAGCTCGTTTCTGCCATCAAGAACTTCACTGCAAATGCAAAGTCAGAGATTGAGAAGCGGCGTGACCCGTCTGGCAGTCGTGCTGATGTGTACCGTACACAGGTGGAAAGCAATCTGCCCAAGGATTTCACTGTCAATATCGCCATCTTTAAGGGTACAGAGAAGACACCTATTGTTGTGGAGTTCGACCATTACCTTTCAGACGGAGAGGTGTACTTGCAACTCGTATCGCCTGGTGCCAAGGAGGTAGCAGATGAGTACCGTGACCGTTGCATTGACGATGTTGTAGGTAAAATCCGTGAGATTGCGCCCGACATTGCCATTATGGAAGCATAAACACTAAGGGGTATGGCAGATAAGCGGAAACACTCACTTATGCCTTTTGACACGGGGGCTTGGCTTACAGACCCTCGTGTCAATACCCTTTCGCTTATGGCAAAGGGTGCGTGGGTCGGTTTGCTCTGCTATATGTGGGAAAGTTCCCAACGTGGAATGTTGGTAAAGCCCAACAATGCGCCATATACGCTTAACGAGCTGGTAGCATTGTCTGGTTGTACTGATGATGAACCGATACAGGAACTCATAGATTGCGGTGTGCTGTCGTTAAACCACAAAGGCGTGTACTATTCCGCTGACATGGTGAAACAAGCTGATATAAGCGAAAAAAGGCGCAATGCTGGCAAGAAAGGCGGTGATGCGATGAAGCATAGGATTAGCGAAGCACCGAAAAAAGGGAATAAGGCTGCAACACCAAGCCCTATTGAGTCACCGCCTACTTCTAAACAAGAACAGCCTTTGTTATTCCCTAACGAGCCAAGTAGCGATGATGCACCGCCACCACTCACAGAAAAGCAAAAGCAAATGGTGGAGAAAAAGAAAAAGTACAACTATGCCGAATGTGTCACACTTACCCGTGATGAATACGCCAAGCTCTGTGCCGAACACGGAGAGGATGCGGCAAAGCGGATGATAGAGATACTTGACAACTACAAAGGTTCAAAAGGCAAGCGGTACAAGTCGGATTATAAGGCTATCCTTAATTGGGTAGTTGATAGGTATAACGAAGAATATATTAAATATGGTACTCAACGGAAAGCAGCTTCAACTGCCCAAGACACAGGAAGAGGCATTGAAAATCATACAGGATATGCAAGCGGAAAGATTCCACTTGACGAAACAGCGGGCGGAAGCTCTGATAGCCCAACACAGAAAGGGTATTCTGAAAGGTTTTAGATACGACCTAACAGACCCTAAAGAGTATTCACAGCACGTTAATCTCATTGTTAGCATTGGCAAGAACTATATGTTGCGTGAGTTTTCCGACTTTATTGTTGATGAACACAACTCTAAGGTGTTGCGCTTCTTGACCTACTACTTCAACAACTGCATTTTAGCAGAAAACGTATTCCCCAACGAAAACTATAAGTTGCACAAGAATATCTTGCTTATTGGAGAACCAGGCACAGGCAAGACAATGATAATGCAAATATTCTCTGATTATCTAAGAGTAACCAATAACGAGAATATGTTTCGCAATATCAGTATGACGCAACTTATGAACTACCACAAGGTGTATGGACACATTGACAAGTACACCTACAATGAGGTTAAGGGCGCAAGCTCGCAAGAGTGCTACGATGGTGTTATGCCATTTGCTGTATGTCTTAACGACCTCGGACTTGCAACAGAAAAGCAAAAGAGTTTCGGAACGCTGCTTACCCAGATTACCGATGAATTTCTTTTCGCTCGCTATGAGATATACCAACAGTACGGAAAGCGGTATCACATTACAAGCAACCTTACTGTTACCGAACTGAAAGAACGCTTTGAAAGCCGTCTGATAGACCGCTTCAAGAGTTTCAACGTGATTGAGTTACATGGGGGTAGTAGGCGCAAGTAGCCTTTTATTTTTACCCGCAATGTGTGTTTGACAAACAATTTACGCATGAAGAAAAACGTAATACTAATGCTTAACAGGGTATTCCCTGTTAAGCATACCAAGGCTGGAACACCGACAATGTTTGCGAATTTGCTCTATGCCAACCACAAGATACATACTGTCCGTATGGATGAAAAAGGGCTATGGGCAAAGCGTTGTGATGAGGTGAACAGCGGGAAAAAGATACTTTCCATTCGTGAATGGACGGAAAGACCGTACCGTTCAGAACAACGAGAGATAAAGAAGCTTGCCCAGATAGGGCTGCAACACATAACAATGACATATTCGTCTGACGATGCGCTGCCCCAATGCTGGATTGACAACAAGCGTGTGCCGATAGAAGACATTGCTAACAATGACGGATTGAGCGTTGAAGACTTCGTAGATTATTTCTTTGGCAAGTGTGGTTGCAAGAGCAATGTTTTCGAGGGTGTGGTTATTCACTTTACACCATTCAGATATTAGCCTATTTAACAGATAGGCTATGAGCAGAGAAGAATACAAAAAGATACTTGGTGAAGAAATTTGTGAATACTGTCCGTGGCGCAATGGCGAGATAGCCCATAGATGCGATAGTACTTGTGAGGGTACATGGTGCGATGATGCACTTGACAATTTCATGGACGAAAACCAAGATTACTTTGACAATGAAGAGTGACCGCATAATTTTGGGCAATTGCACTTGTTATAATTGCGATTGCATGGAGGTGATGAAAGAAATGCCAGACAACAGCGTTGATTTCATTCTTTCTGATATACCCTACGACTTGGACTTGAACGGTGGCGGCTCACATGGTGATTTTTGCACAAGAAAGCAAATTCAGTCACGAAAGAACAGCTCCCTTTACTTCGTGTCGCAAGGCATTGACTACGACAAGGTATTTAGTGAGTTTGAGCGTATCTGTAAAGGCGTGAACATCTGCGTGTTTTGCTCCAACAAGCAAATTGGGCGAATAATGACATGGTGGGAGAATAAGGGATATGTGGCAACTTTGCTCGTATGGGATAAGCCAAACCCTATGCCGTTGGGGAATGGGTGCTACATCAACAATCTTGAATTTATAGTTTATATCCGTTCAAAGGGTGTTACTTACAACAACCTCGGATATGAACTGCAGATGAAAACATTTCACGACCAACCGCCACAGGCAAAGAACAGATTACACGAAACAGAAAAGCCAATCAGCCTATTGCGCCACTTGTTGATGTTACACTCCAATGAGGGCGATACTATCTTTGATGCGTATGCTGGCAGCTTTTCAACTGCCATTGCGTGTTACTTGGAAAAACGCAACTTCATAGGCTGCGAGATTTTGCCGAAATACTTTGAAAAGGCTATGAAGCGGCTTGAATGGGAACAACGGCAACAGTATTTATTCTAATGGCATACAGTATGAAAATACAGAGGCTGAAAAGAGAAAAGGAAAGAGTAAGGGACATGGCAAGAAAATTGGGTGAATATTGCAATGAACACCCAAGCGACAACGTGGCTTACAATGTTTACTTGCTTGTTTGTGGAATAGTATTTTAACAAAAAACGATTTTAATATGGAATTGAACGCAACAAAACGCACAGACCTGTTTCTGATAGACCCTCGTAACATTGTGGTTATGGACGGTTTTAACGTGCGTAGAGATTTCGATTTGGACGAACTCAAAGAACAGATAAAGGCAAACGGTGTGCTTAACCCCGTTACCGTCATTCCATTCAAAGAGGATGGAGTGGAGAAATACAAGCTGGTGGATGGTGAAAGAAGATACCGTGCGACCATGCTTGCCATAAGTGAGGGTGCAACCATTCCTTTCATTAAGGCTCTTAAAGCTCCAAAGGGCGCAACCACCGAACAACTCTACATTGAACAGATGATGCGCAATGAGGGCAAGCGTTTCTCTGAATTGGAGTGTGCTATAATGTTTAGGCGGTTCAAAGAAGAATTTGGCTATTCGCAAGTTGAGATTGCCGAAAAGTTCAAAAAATCGCCCGCATTTATCAGCAAGTGCCTCTCGCTGTTGGATTTGCCGCAATACCTACAAGATAAAATTGCCAACGGTGAATTGTCGGCAAAGGCAGCAAGGGAGATTAGCAGCACATACGCCCATGAGAACGACCAAGTAAGGGCAGCGAAGACAGCTCTAAGAACTGCAAAAGCAAACGGCAAGACAACGGCAACCAACAAAGAGGTACAGAGTGCCCTCAAGGACAGTAAGCAAGCTAAAGCCATTGCGGACGCATTGCGTAGCGTATGGGCATATCTGGACGGAGAAAAGACAGTTGATGTTGATAGGCTCATTAAGCTGCTTGACAGTACAAGCAGCTTGCACTCGGCAATGAAAGAATATAAAAATGCAAAGTAACATGGGAAAGAAAGACAGGAATACGCCTCTTCGTTTACCTCGTAAACTCAAAAAGGACATTATCAAAGTAGCGGGGCGTGATAGTTTTTACAGGGTTATGTACATTATGACCTTACAGTATGTAAATACAGGTAATCAGTACATCAAAATCAAACGTGGCAATGGCTAAGATAATTGGAAAGGCTTATATCGGCATAGACACGGGAACACATACAGGCGTGGCTATATGGGGAAGTGGGCAGTTTCTCTTGCTTGAAACAATGGCTATACACAAGGCAATGGAGATTGTGAATGAGTATGTCCAATCGGGTATTGAGGTAGTTGTTCGTGTCGAAGACCCACGGCAAAGAACATGGTTCGGAACAGAGAGAATGAGCCGTGAGCAAGAACGAAAGAAACTGCAAGGTGTCGGCTCTGTAAAGCGTGATGCAAGCATCTGGGATGATTTTCTTTCAGACTTGTGCAAGACGAAAAGAAATGTCAAGTACGAAATGGTTGCTCCTAAGCGAAATGTAACCAAACTTACAGGCGAGAGTTTCAAGGCAATAACGGGCTGGCAAAGTCGCACAAATGAGCATAACAGGGATGCGGCTATGTTAGTTTACGGTCTTTAAGCAAATTTTCCGTTAAATATGTGTTTGTTAAACACAAAATTAGTATCTTTGCAAAGTACATTCACCAAGTAAATCACAACGGTATGACAACGGCAATAATTAGCATAGCAACGGCTTTACTCCTTTTCGGTGTCCTTTATCTGGGCGGCTGGGAATGGATAGGCGAAAAGGTGGCGCAACTGCTGCCTAAAGCACCGCTGACAGCGGGCGAAAAGGTGGTTATATTCCTTAATGGCAAGTACAACCGCACAGCAACAATCACAAAGGTTGGTGCCGAATACCTGTATATCTATGGAGGTTCGGTTAAGCTGCCCATTGATTACAGAGGGCGTTTCTATGGTTATGGCGTTGATACCAACGATGGAAGTCGGATTGTGTTCCTCAAATACAGGAAACACTACCGCCTTGTACGCTTGGCTGAATACATACGCAAATGTTTCTGTGTAATTGAGGACGAGGATAACCTTGTCCCCGATTGCATGGACAACACTACTGACAGGGAAGAAAGCGAGGTGAGCGATGAATGTTGAACAGATGAAGTACCGCAAGGTTTCGGACTTGCACCCATTGGCAAGCAACCCTCGCAAGATTACAAAGGCAGAGTTTGACCGTTTGGTGGACTCTATACGCATTAACGGCTTTTGGGAACATCAGCCTATGGCGTTGGAGGAACAGGACGGACAACTTGTAGTGTTGTCTGGCAACCAACGCCTCAAGGCGGTTAAGAAACTCAAAATGAAAGAAGTTCCGACCGTACTTTATTCTGACCTTACAGAAGATGAACGCATTGACATCATATTGCGCTCAAACATCAACAATGGCGATTGGGACTACAACGCTCTGACAGTAGAACCGACCTTTCAAGATGTAAACTTTGACTTTATCGGAATCACATTTCCAGACGATGAGGAAGAACAGCCAAAGAGCAAAAAGAAGACTGCAAAGGTCGAGCAACAGACAGATGAAGAAGATGATGATGAAGCCGAAAGCGAAAGCACCGATGATGAGGTGAACGACAAGGAGGCTTTCTACCGTTCCATGTATAACGATTGCTTGTATGAGAGCGACAACATCTTTGAAATTCCCAATCTTCTGCTTGAACAGCAAGCTGGCAAGGTGGAATTGCCGCTTAGTCCTTGGGGCGCAAACAGCCGACTACGCAAAGATGTAGCGACTTATCATTTCTATGTAGATGATTATCGGTTTGAAGCGTTGTTCAAAGACCCTATAAAGATACTCACAAGTGGATGCAAGGCGGTAGTAGAGCCAAATTGTAGTTGTCACGACCAAACACCTATTGCATGGGGGCTTCAACTCATTTACAAGAAACGCTGGCTTTCACGCTATTTTCAAGAGTGCGGAATAAAGGTGTATGCAGACCTTAACGTGAGCCACAAGTTTGTGGAGTACAACAAAATGGGCATACCAAAGGGGTACAACGCTTTCTTTACCCGTGGTTTGGATGGTTGGATGGAGAGCTTGAAGTCTGACCTACAAGTAGCACAGGAGATAAGCGGACTTGAACGCCCAAACTTGGTTGTATATGGTGGCGGTGAAGAAGTGCAAGACTTTTGCCGAAAGCACGGTTTGCTATATATTACTGATTTTATCAACGCTAAAAAAAAGTAAGCTATGGGTAGAAATGCAAACGGATTACTGAAAAGCAATACAGACAATGGAGAACTGACAGTTGGGCAACTTGGACTGCATCCCAAGGCATTAAAAGCGTTTGGGGGTGAAAAGTATATTGGGGGTTGGGTGAAAGAGTACAACAGCACCCTAAAGCAGCACTTAGTATTTTTTCGTTCACAATTAGCAAATGTTACAAGCAAGTCCACAAGGGAAATATCTGCGTTAAAACGCAATGTCGAATGGTTCAAAAACAATAGAACGAAAGGAACGAAACAGGAGTTCGTGAATTATGTAAAACGGTCGGCTAACGCAGTACTACTCGGACAATACAAAGAAGGCTTGTTGCATAATGGAGGGCTTGCATCCGACATTGTACGAAGTTATGCGGTACAACGTGCCAATCGTATGCTTGTACCTCAAATTGTTAAACACTTAAAACATTTATAGATTATGGGTAGAAATTCGGGCGGCTCAAACAATTATGCAAAGGGAGGCAGTTCTCCAATAGCCGTAAACTCTAATGGTCGTAAGCTGACACAGAAACAGGTCGGCAAAATGCTAACTACCGCCACAAGCACGGGCGGTATGAAAAACCGTGATATGGAAAAGCAAATCAACCGTGCCATTTCTCGCTATGAGAAAGTAATGGGTGTAAGGGAACGCCATGTGCGCCTTGCTGACATTGATGGAGCTTATGGTGTAACGTACATTGGTGCGAATGGCTCACAGGGTATATATCTTAGCCGAAGACACTTTGATACATCAAAGCGCAAGTTTGAGGCTGCTTATAAGAAGTCCAACTACGACAACGGATTTAAGAATGTGACAAACAGGGCTGCACAGCATACAGTTACTCACGAATTGGCTCATGCTACTTGGACAAGCTCTTATTCGTCTGCCAAGCACAAGGCGGCTGGAAAAGAAATTTCCTCACTATACAAAGCATGGAGTAAGGACAAAAAGAAAAAGGGTTATGGCTCTTATGGCAAAACTAACGTAGATGAGTTTTGGGCAGAGGTCGTAACAAAGGGTATTCATGGCAAATCCGACAAATACACCAAAAAAGCAATCGGAATAGCCAAGAAATACAAGTTATAAACGTAAATTTGCACAACTAATAAATCATAAGGACAATGGAAACGAAAGAAACAAGAATTGAATTAACACCGTTGGAGCTTGCAATGCTCAAACGAGATTTGGCTGGCGAGTTCTTCCCACCAGAGCAGACTGATGAGGAAAACAAGGCTCTTGCCAATGTGATTGAAAAGGCAGACAACCTCATGGAGGAATTGGACGCATACGATGAATTAGGCGATAGTCTTATGCAATGGTTCTATGACAAGTACCAGGCACAGGAACAGGCTTAGAGCCGATTAACCAAGTGAATAAATCGGGCGGTGTTTTTCGCTGTCCGATTTTTTGCAGTTATCAAGTGTGTTCAACAAACACGTTAAAGTGATAAATCAACGAATTTACAACGAATGGCACTATTTGAGAAAGGAAATAAAAAGGGCAACCGCTTCACTTCCGAGAACCAACCTAAGAAACGAGGTCGGGGCAATCTTTCTGTGCTAAAATACATACAGACCACCACAGGCAAAAAGGTTAATCCTCAAAGCAGCAAAGAAGAAATCCTAAAGGTAATACAACACTTGTATGAGAGTTCAACCGCAGAACTTGAACCATTGTTGAAAGACCCAAACGACCGCACCAAGCCAAACAAGGACACGCCTATCTGGGTGTTGAACATCATAGCCGCCATTAACTCTGATATACGTTACGGGCGTACTTCCACAGTTGAGATGCTCTTTGACAGAGTATTTGGCAAGGCTACACAAAACATAGAGGGCGAAATCAACGCCAACGTGTCAAACAACGTGGATTTGTCGGCATTGTCTGATGAGGAACTTATACAATACAATACGCTACTTGATAAGATAAGGAACAGCGCAAAGAATGGCAAAGAATAAGAACATAACACTGCCCTTGGCTCTTGCAGTCAAAGTGGAGCTATTCCGTAGAGGTCGTTTTGACTTTATAACGAGCCGTGACGGGAAGAACCATGACAAGCAACAGCAAGCCCTATCCATACTGACGGATAGCGACCATGTGGAAATCCTGTATGGTGGTGCTGCTGGTGGCGCAAAGTCGTGGACAGGTGCTGTGTGGCTTTTATTCATGTGTCTTGCCTTTGCTGGTACCAAGTGGTTTATTGGTCGTGCCGAGTTAAAGCGCATCACGCAATCTACTTATATCACGTTCAAACGTGTATGCGCCATGTATGGAGTTCCAGAAGAAATGTGGAGTTTCAACGGACAGCTAAACTATATTCAGTTCTACAATGGTTCACGCATTGATTTTCTTGACTTGCAATATAAGCCCTCAGACCCTCTTTATGAACGCTACGGCTCTATTGAGTTTACAGGCGGTTGGATAGAAGAGGGCGGTGAGGTGAACTTTGGCGCATACGACACCCTCAAGACCCGTATCGGTCGTTGTCAGAATGAGGAATACGGACTAAAGCGAAAGCTATTCATTACCTGTAACCCCAAGAAGAATTGGATGTATGATATATTCTACAAGCCATACAAGGCTAATCAGCTTGCGGAATACCGCTACTACATTGCTTGCTTGGTACATGAAAACCCATTCATAGACCCCGACTATATAGAGGGCTTGAAGACAACCTCCGACAAAGTGAAGTTTGCCCGCCTATTTCTTGGTGATTGGGAATATGACGATAACCCCAACGCTCTATGCTCACATGATGATATATGCGCCATATTCGGAAACAAGCTGGCTTTGCGTACAGGCAAGCATTACATTACGGGGGATATTGCCCGTTTTGGTGCCGACCATGCACGTTTGGCTGTATGGGATGGATATTTCATTATTGACAAGGTTTGCTTTGCCATAAGCAAGACAACGGACATTCAAACATGGATAATCACAAAGCAAAGGAAATATCGAATACCAAACCACAGGGTGATTGTTGATGAGGATGGTGTGGGCGGTGGTGTTGTTGATAATTGCGATTGTAACGGCTTTGTCAATAACTCCACGGCTATGCAAGGTGAGAACTACCAAAACTTACAGACACAATGCGGTTATAAGCTCGCAGAACACATTAACGCCCATGAAGTAGGCATTGATGAGGATTTGGTGAGCCAAGCCGACAGGGAGCAAATAACGAGAGAGCTTGAGCAACTGCAAACGTGGAAAGCGGACAGTGACGGCAAGCTGAAGCTAAAGCCGAAAGAGGAAATCAAGGTAGAAATCGGTTGTTCTCCCGACTGGCGAGATATGTTTCTCATGCGCTGTTGGTTTGATTACAACGAAGTGGACATTCCAGATAACATAGAAAGAATTTTAGGTTTAACTTAACAATAACTACGATGGGCATAATTCAGACTATCACAAATGAGTTAAAGGCGGCTATCGGCTATCAGCAAAGTTTTGATGAGCTATTGACCGCTGGCGATGTGACAAGAGCGGTTGCAATGCTTAACAGCCGCTCCGAGGCTGCTTCTCGCAATCTGTTAGATTATGAGGTTGGTAGCCACAAGGTAATGGAGCGTGAAGACAGAGCGGTGTTTGACAAACAAGGAAATTTCTTGCGTTGGAGCAAACGCAACAAAATCCCTATTCCTTATCAGAAGTTTATCAACGAGATTAGCCTCGTGTTCCTGTATGGCAGACCCGTGAAGTGGACGCAGCTATCAAAGAACACAGATGATGCGTTTTCTACTTACACAGAACTGATGCGCCAAGTGCGCTTTGACAGTGCTGTGCGTAAAGCCAAACGAGCAGCGGGTGCGGAGGGTTGTGCAGCTATTCTTTATCATGTGTACCGTGATGAGAATAACACGCCACAACTTTTGCTGAACGTGTTGAGCAAGGAAACCAAAGATGATATATACACGCTCAAAGACCAATACGGACGGCTTAAAGCCTTCGCATGGGGGTACTACCTTACAGAACAAGGGAACCGCACATTACACCACATTGATGTATATACGGCAAATACAATCTATCTGTGCAAGCGTGGCAATATCGGTTGGGAAGTTCAAACCATGTTGAACCCTATCGGTAAAATCCCCGTGCTGCTGTTTGAGCAAAAAACGGAACACGCTGATGTGCAACCGATGATTGAGCGAGTGGAAAACATGGAGAGCGTGGACGCAGATGTAAATGACCGCTTTGCTAATCCAGCGATGGTTGCAACCGCAGAAATCCTAAACTCACTTCCAAAGTCAGAGGAGGAGGCAAAGCTCTTTATCTTAAAAAATGGCGGTGATGTGCGTTACCTCACATGGGACCAAGCGAGCGAGAGTAAGAAAAATCAGTTTGAGAGGTTGGACAAGCACATTCTTTCCAAGTCGTTCACTCCCAATATTGACTTTGACAATATGAAAAGCCTTGGCAATCTTTCAGCAAAGGCAATCCGCAAAGTCATGTTGCTTGCATTCATAAAGGCTGAACGGCACAAGGAAGACCATGATGGCTATATGAACCGCCACGCATCATTGATGAAAGCCATACTTGGAAATGTGCTTGACTACCGACACAAGGCAATGTATGAAGCGTTGGAATTGGGGCATAAGTTCCAAGAGCCGTTAGGCGATGATGTAAGTGAAATGCTTGCCGACCTTTCAAAGCAATACAACGATGGCGCATTGAGCCTTGAAAGCTATGTAGAGAAATCCTACTTGGTAGAGGATAGCAAGTCGGAAATGGAGCGCATCAAGACCGAGCAAGCCGAAAGACTTGCACAGCAAATGGAGTTGAACAAAATGGACGTATTCGGGGAGGCTGAATAATGGAAGTAAAGACAAGATACAATATCGGTGATGAGGTTTGGGCAATGCTTAACAATAGACCGCATTGTTTCCGCATATCTGGCATAGAGGTGTACTGTAACTCATTGCGTACATTCGTGCGTAACGTGGAGCATACCAACACAGGCACACGCAACAATCCGCAGCACCTATACTTTTTGGATAGTGCCTGTTTTCCGACAAAAGAAGAACTGATTAAAAATTTATTCAATGGCTAAGAAGACAGCGACCAACCCAAAGGACTTAGGGCTAACGTGCAAGGATTGTAAACACTCATACAACCCGCACAGCCCAGCTATTGACGGACACATGATTTTGTGCCGTTGTCCATTTTGGGAATACAGCAAGTTTCTAACAAGGGATATATGCGACAAATTCAGTAAGAAGTAAGCAATGGCAAAGATAGACTATAAGAAAGCGCAAGCCGAATTATTCCAGCGCACAGAGGGGTATGCTGCCAACATAAGGGTGGTGTATCGTGATGTGTTGATGCAAATAATTAACTTGGTGAAGAATACAGAATTGGAGGAGGGAAAACCTTTCTCCTTTGCTGAATATGGGTATAGCGAAAAGGTTACGCCCATGTTGCGCAATATGTATAGCCGTATCTATCAGACCATACGAAAGGGTGTTGAAAGGGAGTGGCTAAAGTCTAACGAACACGCAGACGAACTTGTTAAGTCGGTCTTTGGCAAAAAGGCGATTGAAAGCCCATTCTTCGCCAAATACTTTCAGCACAACCAAGAAGCCATGAACGCATTTTTTGCGAGAAAAACAGGCACGGGTGGCTTGAACTTGTCGCAGAGAGTGTGGAGGTACACGGGAGCATACAAGAAAGAGCTTGAAAATACTATTGATTTGGCTATTGGAGAGGGAACGGCTGCAAACAGAATGGCAACTGTTGTTCAAAAATACCTCAACAACCCCGATAGATGGTACAGGCGTTTTCGTGTAAAGGTGGGTGAAGATGAGAACGGCAATCCTATTTATGGGCGCAAGTGGAAACGTAGGGTGTTTGACAAGGAAAGTCAGTCTTACAAGTGGATTGACGATGACCCTAAAGATTACCGCCCAGGCAGAGGCGTTTATCGTTCCTCATATCGAAATGCACAGCGACTTGCAAGAACCGAAACAAACATTGCATACAGAACGGCAGAATATGACCGTTGGCAAGATATGCCCTTTGTTGTAGGTATTGAAATTAGGTTGAGCAACAACCATCCCGAACCCGACATTTGCGATGATTTGAAAGGTATTTACCCCAAGACATTCAAGTGGACGGGCTGGCACCCTAATTGCCGCTGCTACCAAGTGCCTGTGCTTGCCACGCATGGAGAGCTTGATAAGATGTTAGACAATATCCTTGATGGCAAAAGCCCAGACAATGTAGAGTGTTCTGGTGAGGTGACTGCAATGCCGAACCGTATAGTAAGGTGGGCAAGGGACAATGCGGAACGTATGGAAAAGGCTAAGAGTGCTGGAACGCTGCCTTATTTCTACAAAGACAATGAGCAAGGCATAACGGATGCGCTTAACGGCTACCGACCCGTAAGAACGCCTCTATCCAACGAAACAAAGGAAAGGCGAAAGGTTATAAGGCGGCTTGCTGTTGGTGCGCTGGTGGGCAAAGAAATAGCATTGTCGCAAATAGGACTGACCGCCACAATGTCAAACCGTAGCGTTAAGGAATGGCTTAACCAACCGTTTAGTGATGTGGATGCAAAGAATGAGGCTCTGTTGAATTTGCAAAGTCTGCTGGATAACTCCGTATATCGTGGCAGTGGTGCTGATGAACACATGGCTACGGCTACAATGCACTTGTTTGAAACGGAAATAGGCGGTAATAAGTGTTGGGTGATTGTTAGGCATTTCCATGACGGAACTTGCCTTGTATGGAGCGTTTCGGACAATCCCTCCATATTGAACAATATAGAATAAAAAATAAGGCTCACCATTGGTATTGTTTTCGTGGAACTACAATCCACGCTGATTCCCAATTGAGAGCCTTATTTATATTGCAAAGATACAACAAATTTCTGAAACGGAAACATTTTGGAGTATTATTTCAACATCATTTGAAATCTTTGTTATACTTGAGGGGCAATTATCAACCTCCTTTGCCGTTACCTTTCTTTCCTCTGTTTGTTTGTTTCGTGTGAAGAACCCCAAGCCTTATTGTTGCAGTCTTCGTTGTGTACTTCCCATTCTTAGAAAGCACATTCCACAATGATGTATGAGCTATGCCAACAACATCAACAGGCAGAGTGTCGTATATTGCTAATATGCTGCCAAAATACCAATGGTGCTTATTGTTGTATGGCTCATTCAGCTCAACGTGGATTACTTTTCTTAGTAGTGTCATACCTCACAATAGTATTTTCTATATTGAAATGCTTTTATCAGAATATCAATATTCCGTATATTCTTAACCTTGGATATTAAGGCGGTTTTCATTGCTCTTGCTGTTTCCGAGAATGGTGTATATCCCGTTTCAATATCAAGTTTGACAATAATACGTTTTTTGTTATCAACTCCATATATCATGCCATCTTTCCCGCATGGGACAAATGACAACTCCACACGTTCTTTATAAGAACAATCTGGATATGTTGTGCAACTAATCACATTGATTCTTTTTATATCCAAGAACTCGCCCCGTGTTACAGGCGGGCGTTCTATGCTTATAATATCACAATATGCCATTTTTCCGCAAAGTTACTATTTTTCGATTAAAAAGCGATACGAAAAGGTTTGCCCTTTAATGTAGGGCGTTTTTCAAGAACGAACTTCACAAGTTCTTCACTGTCTATTGGGAACAGTGGGCAATACTTGTAGAACAACGTGCAGATAAAACGCCCATTGAGCATTACATCAAATGTTAGTGTCTTCATTTGTTATTCCTCTAAAATCAGACCTCCATTAAGTATGTGTTCAATAGTACCATCTGACATTTTCAATGTCTGTTCAAGAGTTGGGCGAAACCAATTCTTTATCTCAACACTTTCTGGTACAATTTCCTTTCTGAAAGTCTGCGTGTGGCTCATCATACCGCCACACATGGGACAGGTTATAACGAAAGGGGTAACGCCCTTGTCTTTGTATGTGGTATGCAGAAAACCACCACATTTCTCACAAACGTATCTATCTACTGTATTACGACCATCATAGATACACATACTCTCAATCTCTTTCGTGAGCTTGCAGTATTCCTTTTCAATTTCTTTTCTTCCCATGATTATTTATATCCTTTACCTGTTGCATAAATATGTTTGTTGCAATAATATATTGCATCCGCCCCTACTTTTAACAAGGTTGGATTGTCATATATGTTACCTATCACTTCAATATCTTTGAATGGGGTAAGGTTTGCAAGTCCTGTCTTTGTCTGTATGCAACGTGCCAAGAAAGCCGTGTGTTTCTCGCTCCACTCAATGACATAGGTGTACTTCTTGTTTCCGTCCAAGCGTACCACATCGCCCTCGAATACTTCTGACTTGAATATGTCGTGTAATCCTGTGGACTGACATATAAAGCGCACCTCAATAGCTTTTGTTTCATACACTCCATTGCCTGTGAATTTGGGTGCCACATCTGGAATAATGAACGTATTGCCATTGACAGCGAAACAACCGCCACCATATACCCAATTTGTAGGGATATTCCCCTTTCCTGTGGCTTTGCCACGAAATCGAATACTTCTTTTTTGCATAGTTCTAACCTTTCAGTCTGTTTAAGAATGTTACATAATACTTGTGGTTGATGTACTCGTACTTAAATTCAAGCATATCATCGTCTGATGTATCGCCCATGTCGTTAATAACGAGTGTGGGAAAATCGTATGTCCCACTAAATCCGTTGTCGTGGAAATGGCTGCTTAACTCACTTTGATGTTGAAATTCCGCATCACAGAAAAAGTAATCAAGGCTTGCTCTGATATGGTCGTTGAGCCATTCTTGGCTTGTCTGTGGGTCTGTGTTCACAAGCTCATAAAAGAGCTTTGCCTTTGCAGCCATTATCGCCTTGGCTCGCTTTATCTCTTCGTCAATCAGCCTTTCCAACAACTTGCTTGAGGCGAGTGCTGCGCTACTCCGTGTCTTGAAGTATTCACGCTGTGCGGCTCGCATTTGGCTTACCTTATGAAAGAATGTCTTTTTATCCATTATCATACTTTTTAAGTTCTTTAATTAGTACGTTAGCGTATCTGACAGCTTCCCTTGCGCTGCCCTCTAAACTCTGATACTCGAATTTTTTTCCTAAACAATCACTACGCTTTTCGTTGCCATCGTCCATATAGATAGCGCAAAGCATATCCTTTGCTATCTCGTATCTTCGTTGCTCCCAATCAATGCCGCTTTGTGAGCTTTCTATTATCTCCTCAAAATAATTGTATCTGTTAAGGTCGGTGTGTTGGAACTTACCTTGGCTGTCGTAGTAGTTTGTGAAAGTCCCATTTGCACCCCAAGAAACAATATTTACAATCTCGCCTGTATCTATTCTTTTGAATTTAGCCATATCCTTACATTTGAATTGTTCCTATTTCCTTTGTGCCACGGTATAGTATTACGCTATACTTTGTTTCTTCACCAAGTGAATTTTCTTTCAGTGGCTCAATGTCGCTATCTGTAACAGGCTTGCCATTGCGTAGTATCTGGCTCCAAAGACTATGCTTTAACAAGCCTGTCTTATTCTCTTGTGAGGGCAAGTTCGTGAAGAACTCTTGTACTGCTTCTTTCATCGCATCATACACCATACCCTCTGTCAGTTTCACTGTTACTGTTATCTCCATAGCTTAATCTGTTAAGTGGTAGAAGTAATCAGCTTGCTCACCTTGCAAGTTTTCCAATGCGTAGTCGTTGGCTTTGTTCCAAAGCTCATTGTAAAGAGAGGCTTTCTCGTTTTCTTCTTCTGTGCCTTTCTCTACATAGTGGTGGAATATCTTGTGATTGAGTACAAGCACAAGTTCTGTGAGGTACTTGTAATTGTCTTTCCACGCATCAAAGGCACGGTTGAACGTGTCTTGAATGGCTTGCAAGCCGTATGTGTCGGCAATAGAGAAGTCTTGCCAAAATGTAGTGAAAGGCTTGTAGCCCGTTTCTTCTTCAATGTCCCATTTGGGAATTTTGATTGCTAATGTTGCCATGTCTGTATGTTTTAGTTGTTATTACCAAATTTCAATCGGTTTTGGGTATTCTCTTTTCTCTACGATTGCAGCCGCTTTCTTTAAGGCTCTGCCAAATGTCTTGTAGTACCCGAACACCCATTGTTCCCCATCGTGTCCGTTGGGGTTGTTTATATACACCATATAACCGCTTTCTTCCATTTGGTCTATGCAGACAAACTCGTAGCGGTTTACATAGACCGTCCCCGAAAAATCGTTGTAGTCTATATCCTCGCTTTGGTGTGTCGTTATACCTTGCTTCCCCTTGAAGTACTTGGAGAACTCCAAGCACTTAGGTGTGTAGTTAGATGTTCCTGTTTTCATGTGCGCTATATTATGCCTGTTGTTGGTACTTGTCTATTGTATCGAAAACATCATCAAGAGCTTTCAGAAACATTGGTGAATTGGAAACATTGCATCCATGTGCAACGAACCTATTACACTTGATTAGAGAAAGCAGACCGCCAATAATCTTGCTTGCGTCAGAACACGTTAGCTTGGTGATGTCTATGCGGTCTAATGCGTTTCCGTTCTCCTTGTTGTCAATTACAGACTTGCATTTGTTTATGCAAGCAATCTGTTTGTCTGTTATCGTCTTCATTTCTTAATCGGATATAGTTCTGGTAATGATTTAGCGAACTTTCTTGCTTCTTTAAGTGTATGTTCGAAGCCGTACCGCTCATCTGTTACAGGGTGTTCTATCGTGTAAATGCAGCTTTCTGAAACGTGTCTAATCGCATAACCATTACACTGATATTCATAATGCCGTAGTGCCTTCTTCATATTTATTGTGATTTGTGTGTTAGTATTTCTCAATCCAATATTCTGTACATTCAGAACAAGGAATGTAGCGAACTATGAAGTAGCCCATTCTTACAGTTTCAACAGCGAATCTCACATTCTTCTTGAAGTCCTTGCAAAGGCGGTTGAAATATCTTTCTGCGTCAGCTTTGCGTGTGGTTTCAAAGACAGTATCGCTTTCTTTGCTGTCTGCCTTTTTGATGTAGTATTTTGCTCTTGCCATAATTCTATATTGTTTTGTTTGCCCCGTTGGTTAGGCGGGGCGTTACCTTTATGCTATTTCCAAATAATTCAATCCGAATGTGTCCGAACACTCAACGAATTTCCCGAAACGGTCTTTTGTGCAAGCAATACCCTTAATCCATTGCATGACTTGGTAAGAGCCGCATTTCAACACCTTTGCAATTTCCCAACAGGTTTTATCAAGTTTTCTGTATAGCTCATTCTCTTTCTGTGCCTTTGCACCAAAGTAAACAAGCAACGCTCTGATTGCGTTTCTCTTTGACTTTGAGTAAGAGCCGTAAAGAAGTGTCATTTGTATGTCTTCACATAAATCTGTGCGCTCCTTGTTGATAGCTTCTGCTATGTCGTTGAGATAGTCGCTTTCGGCTTCGTTGAGGTCAAACTGCTTAACCATCGCCTTTATGTCCTTTGCGTATATTGCTTTCATAAACTTATTTTTTATTCGGTCTATTATCTGTGTTTCTTGAACACATTGCAAATGTAGTGTGTTTTTATTGAATACACCAAATATTTTTGGAAAAAATTGCCGAAAATATTTACTTGGTGAATGTTTTAGCCGCTAAAATCCCGAATTTACCAAGTAAAATTTATCTGTGTTGTATGAACACATTATTAAATAAAATGCGTATCTTTGCAAACATAGAATATAAACAACTCCTAATTAGGGGTATAAATCAGTTAAAATATGAACAAAGAACTTTTTGCAAAGGTAAAAGACAAGTGTAAAGACACGGGTCTTTCGGAGAAGTATCTGACAGCGATAACCGAGGCTATGGGTGGCAGCGTGGCAGATGATTCTACCGACAATGACACAATCGAAAGCACCGCAAACCTCATTCTCTCTGTGGCAACAGCAAGCCAGAGCGAGGCTACAAGGTGGGCGAACAAGGCAAAGGGCAATCCGAAACCAAAGCCAAATGACGGTGAGGGCGGTGAGGGTGAAAAGCCCAACCAAAACAACAAGGATGGCAATGGTGGCGATAAAGGCAGTTCAGAAGAAAGCGCGGCTATCAAGAAACTGCAAGAAGAGGTTGCAGCACTGAAAGCGGAAAAGAGCCACAGCGAACGCACGGCTACAATCAATGCCGCTTTTGAAAAGCACCAAATCCCCGCTTTTCTTCGTGACAGGCTCGCTAAGTCCATTTCTGATGATGAAGATGTGGAGGCAGCAGTGTCGGCTCTCAAACAGGACTGTATTACCAACGGTCTTATGTCTAACCAAGCAGATGGTGCCAAGGCAGCAAGCGAAAAACAGGTTGATGAAGCCGCTGACGCTTTGCTGGAGTCTATAACCGTAAAATAAAACAAACAGATGAAACGCAAGACAGCTTCATTTACGGGTATGCGCCCTATCTTTACAGGTAGCCCGTCTATCGTACAGGGTGGCTTCAATCTTGATGTGGAGGGTCAGAAGTTCCGTGTGGGTGATGTAGTCCCCGCTGGAACACTCGCCATTTTCAACGAAACCACAAGAAAGGTGCAAGTAATCAAGACTGCAAAAGTCGTTGAGGTGGACAACGAGAACAACAAGAAAGTAACGCTCTACGTTGATGAGTTTTACGCTCCTTGTTTCGCTGTTGGTGATAGAGTGTTAAAGGTCGGTGCTGTTACAGGCACGTTTGCCTCCGCTCCTACTATCACTGCCATTGACAACGGCAACTGCCTTAACAACACGGGTAACGTGTATGTCGTAACGCTTAGTGCTGCCATTACAGGACTGAAAGCTGGCGATGTGCTTACAGAGGTAGTCAAGGACAGCTCTAACAATGCCGCAGAACGTGGCAAGGCTAACTCTGTGTTGTTCCGTGAGTACGAGGTTAGCGAGTTTGAAACAGGCGTTGATGTGTCGGCAGACACAATGCAATACGCATTGTATGAAAGGCGTGTGCCGCCTATTCCGTCTTCGCAGAAAGACAGCACGGGAATGTTTCTGTCTGCCAATCCGCACGTTAAGCTCACGCAGTCGTACTAATCATAAAATAACTAAATTATAAAGTACAATGAAATCCATTTTCACAACATTCAAAGGACTGCATAAGAATGGTGCGCCTTTGGACTTATTGGCAACATGGAGAAAGACTTTCGACAAAGCCTCTGAAAAGGAAGCTACAATCTTTCAGAAGATGTACTCTGATAGTTGGTTTACCTACAACACGCCTCAGATGTCACTGACAGCCGAGGCTATCGTTGGCAAATACAACCTCCGTTTCATGGCTACTCTGTTGGCTGATGAGTCACCTTCTCCATTGCGTAGAACTGACGGCTTTGATGTCTGGACTAAGGAAATTCCCCGTGTTGGACACAAGTTTGTGATGTTTGCCCGTGACTACCGCAAGTTACAGGAAGTTTACGAGAACCCACGCCTCAAGGAGGCTGACAAGGTTAAGCAGATTGAAAAGACCCTTACCCATGACATTCAAGACGCATATCTTGGATGTAAGGACGTAATGGACTTTATCTGCCTTATGGCTTTCTCAAATTGGGGTATCGCACAGTTCAAGCCCGAAATCAATAACCCTGGTGGTCGCTCTTATGAGATTGATTACAAGATGGAAGAGCAGAACAAGATTGTCAGTGTATGCAATTGGACAACTGCAAACACCAAGGCTGGTAAGCTCGTTCCTATTCTGTGGCTATCTGCCCTTTGCTCTGATTTGCGTGACCGTGGTATTGAGCCTGGTGAAATTCTCATGTCGCAAGAGCTTTACACATGGCTACGCATGGACTCTACCACACGTTTGCTTGCTCATGGCACAGACAAACAGGCACAGGTCGTAACTGCTTCCGAACTTACCGCATTGCTCACAGAGAACGAAATCCCGTCTATCACGGTGATTAAGCGTAAGATGGGCGTTGATAAGGACGGAAAGCGCAACGCCATACAGCCGTGGAATCCTAACTTTATCGCTATCAAGCCCGCTGGTGTCATTGGTGAGATACAGCCCGCCATTGAAGACAGTGAGCTTATCGAGGAAGACAACGTGGACTACATCAATGCTGGCAATGGTATTCGCATTTCCAAGTGGCGCACGGGTGCATCTACGGGACAGACCGCTGGCGAGTACACAGAGGGCGCAGCCCGTCTGTTGCCACTTATTACAGAGATGGGACAGATTGTATGCGCACAGGTGCGTGGATTTGATGAGAAAGAGGTAAAAGCCGATGCAAACGGTGTTGTGCCTTACTATATCACCAAGTCGGCATACGAAGCAAACTCTACCCTTGTTTCACTCTAAACCTTTCGTGTATGGAACTGAAAGTTATCAAACCATTTCACGGCAAGGTGGAAGACAAGGTTATGGACAAAGGCGAATTGATACACTCTGCTGATGTGGAGCGTATCAACGCCCTTGTTGGCGGTGGTTTTTGCGCCATTGTTTCCCTTTCAGATGCGCCTAACGAGAATGACAACAACGCTAATGATGATAATGCACCCAAAGATGATGCAAACATCACAAAAGGCTCTGTTGTATTCAATGGCACTGCCTATCAGCTTGAAACGCTGAAAGAGGGTCTTGCACTTATCGGTGTAAGCCTTGCATCCAACGTGAAAGAACGTGGCGTTTCAAACGCTCTTGGCAAGCTGACAGAAGAACAGGCACAGAAACTTGCCGAATACCTTAACGAGAATGACAACAACGTAACAGAGTAACAGTATATGGAACTAACGAAAATCCAAGCACTGACCGCTGAAATTGAGCCGTATGTGCCAAGTAAGCTGTCTATGATGAAAGCCTTATCCGATGTTGGAGTGAGCGACACAGAAACGCCCTACAACCCTACAACGGATAAAAGGATTGTCGCACAAGCAGCCGTAAAGGTATTGTCCCAAATGGTTGTTCTTAGTAGCGATAGCCTCGGAAAATCCTCACAAGGCTACAACGTGGATATGTTGCGCAAGCGCATCAAGGCTATTTGCAGTGAAAACGGTCTGGACTTGGAGAATTTCGATGAAGTGCCAACAATTACTGACGGCTCTAATCTGTGGTAAGCAATGAGAACTAACGGAACTTTTGAATACAAGCCTGTTGGTAGCGTACAGACCGACCCAAAGACAGGCTTTGCCATTCCGAATGATAAAGCACCTTTCTTGAAAGGGTGTGAATGTCAGATAGACAAGTCTATTCCAGCAAGGCAAGTAGTAGGCACGGATGGACAGATATATGCTTACACCCATGATGTGTTTATTCCAAAATACTTTGATGGTGTGTTGGCTATTGGGTGTACGGTGCGTGTTACAAGCGAAGATGGAGGTATAGACGAGTTTGTTGTTTCGGGTGTTGATAACATGAACCGTAAATACATTGAGATATGGGGATAACTCCGATGTTTGGTGATGATGCGATAGGCGCACAAGTCCGATTGTTTCAAAAACGATTGGAAGAAGCCGCCATTTCCCTATTGAAATACTTAGGTGAAGAACTCACCAAGTACGCAAAGGATAAGCATAATTACACCGACAGAACAGGCAACCTAACCAACTCAATAGGCTACGCAGTGGTGCGCAATGGTGAAATCATTGACTTTGGTGGTGCAGTCCAACAGGGAGAGGGCGCAGACAATGCGCTGAAAGTGGCTATGAAAATGGCAGAAACGCTTTCACACTCTTTCTCACTTATCATTGTCGCTGGAATGAACTATGCCGCTTATGTGGAGGCAAGAGGTTACAATGTCATTCTGCCCGCAGAACTCAAAGCAAAGACAGATTTTCCAAAGGCGATGCAAAAGCTCATGGATAAAGCGAAAAGAAAAGCAGATGAATTATTTGGCAATGTATTATGATAACGACAGAAGAAATAGCAATCAAGGTACGCCAAATGCTGATTGACGGCATGGAGGTGAATACCGACTATGCAGAAAATCCCGACTACCAACGAAAGGACTACTCCAAGGAGGGCATTGTCATAGTGCCAAGGTCTATTGATGGCGAGGGGTCTGTGCGTAATGGTAGTATCAATGTCAATATTCATGTGCCAGACATTCCGCAAGGCGTTGGGTGTGGAAAGGCTCTTTTTCATACCAACTTTGCAAGGCTCATAGAGTTGCGCAAGGCTGCTATGGAGATACTGCAAAACCATTATGAGCATGGTTGCGGTTACAATTGGAATATTGGTTTAATAAACCCACCAATGAAAGAGCCAAACCACAACGAGCATTTTGTGTCGTTCTCTTTGGATATTGTTGTTAGAGAAAAGAAGTCAAACAATTAAATTTAATAAGTTATGCCAATACTTTCGACTATGGGCTTGAAGAAAATCTATGTAGCCCCAGCAAGCGAAACAGCGGGAGCAATGCCCGCCAATGGTAATGCTTGGCTTGATTTAGGTGATGTGTACCAAGACACTTGCACCTTGAAAGACGATGATGTGGAAACAACGGAACACAAGTCTGAAACATCAAACAAGCGCATTACACTTATGGGTGATTATGTCACCACGGTTGAACTTACGCTTATGGACCCCGACATGGAGCTTATGGCTCGCTATTTCGGTGGTACAGTAACAGGCACTAAGCCAAAGCGTAAATGGTTGCGTCCACGCAAGCCTGTTTACAAGGAGTGGGCAATATGGCTTCAGCCAGAGGAGGGTTTGTTTGTGGGCTGTCCTAACGCTTGCATCATTCCCTCTTTCGAGATTACCTATTCTTCAAAGGGTATCTGCCTTTTGCCGATGAAAATCAAGTTCCAAGACCAGCTAACGGTTGATGAAACTATAACAGACCCGACAAAGGCGGGATAACCTCGTAATAACAACTTACCAATTCAAGCCTCCTTTCCCTAAAATGGTTAGGGGGCTTGTTTACTTTACAACGATATGGAAGACAATCAAGAACAGAAAGAACTGACAAGAGAGCAGCGTTTGGACTTAGAGGAAAAGGCATTGCAAGCCCTGTTGCAGATGGGTTGCAAGTTCTCTGTGCCATTGAAGATTTACCCAGTAAAGCCGTCAAAATGGTACAATTTCCTTAAACGTACATTTCCAAAACGCACAAAGGTTTGGCACGACAAGCGTATTCCTAAAAGTTGGAATGTGTCGGTCGTGGAGATACCAGATGTTGAAACGGAACGCATGAAAGAAGTATATATGCGTCATTTCAACATAAAGCCTTTGTATCTCGGAACAATAGACCGTTTGCGCCAGATGTATATAGACATTGAGTATGACGAAAAGACCATACAGGAACAGCCGATACAGGAAAGCAAGCGACTATTCAAGTATATAAAGCAGATGGCAGAGATTGCAGCCGTTGCGGTTCTCAACAATCCCTCCGTTGCCGACAAAGACAGCAAGGCGGTAAAAGAGCTAACCAAGTTCTTCATTGAACATCTTACAGTGGAGCGTTTGCGCAAGCTCGCAACCGTTATTAGTCAGATGATGAACCCATCGGGTTTTATCAGCTCTATTCGATTGATACGGGAAGTAGGAACGACCAAACCGAAAACCGAACCCGAAGCGCAGCGGATAGAGTGACAGGACTTAACAGTCCTTGGGGTAATCGTGGCGAACTCATGCGTAGTTATGGTTGGTCTTATGATTACTTGCTTTGGGGCATTTCGTGGCTCAATGTGCAACTGATGATTGCGGATGCACCACGTTCAAAGGACTTGCCTACTGATGAAGACGGCAATGTTATTGATGAAAGCAAGATTGAACGCCACGAACTAAAAACAAAAGAAGATATTAAGAACTATATCAAAGGAATTATCTAAATGGAAAATATAGGCGGTGGATTGGCTTTTAAGGCTACCCTTGACATAGACGATTTCAATGTGTCGGCACAGGCTATGGAACGACACATTAAGGACTTTTCCAATACGGCAGCACAGGAAGCCGCAGAGGTTGAGGAATCCTTTCAGCAAATGGCGCAGAGAGCGGGGCAATATATAACCTACTATCTTGTGGGACAGGGTATGAATAACCTTGTCAGTAGCATTGTGTCCGTTAGAGGTCAGTTCCAACAGTTAGAGATTGCCTTTGGTACAATGTTAGGCAGTGAGGAAAAAGCCACTGCCTTAATGCAGCAGATGGTTAATACGGCTGCAAAAACGCCTTTCGACCTCATGGGCGTAGCTGAGGGCGCAAAACAACTTCTGGCTTATGGAGTTAGTGCCGAAAAGGTGAATGATACGCTTGTGCGCCTTGGTAACATTGCAAGTGGTCTTTCCATTCCGCTTAATGATATAGTCTATCTGTATGGTACTACTATGGTACAGGGTCGTTTGTACGCCCAAGATGTAAGACAGTTCACGGGTAGAGGTATTCCACTTGTGAAAGAGCTTGCCGAAAAGTACCACACAACAGCCGAGGGCATTAACGAAATGGTTTCGGCTGGAAAGATTGGATTCCACGATGTTGAGGAAGTCCTTAACAAAATGACTAATGCGGGCGGTCAATTCTATCAGCTCATGGAGAAACAAAGTTCTTCACTGACAGGACAGATTGCCAACTTGCAAGACGCATGGGATAGTGCGCTCAATAGTTTAGGCGAGAAATCCGAGGGGGCTTTGTCGGCTGGAATACAAAGTGCAACATACCTTGTAGAACACATGGATGATGTTGTGCGCATACTCAAATCAGTTGCTATCGCCTATGGTTCTGTCAAAGCAGCCACCATTCTTGCAAGTGTAGCCACCAAGGGTTACACGGGAATTGCCGTACTTGACAATGCGGCACGGACTGCCAAACTTGCACTGATGAAAGCCGAAGCCATACTGACAGGCGAGGTGTCAAATCAAAAAAAGGCTATGGCAGCAGCCGAGAAAGCCAATTATGATGCACTTGTAACAACACTGACAGCCGAAGAACAGTCTGCGGTAGTGAAACAAATGCGCATAGCAGCCATTCAGAGCCTACTGACAGCACAACAGCAAGAATATCTTGCCAACCTCAATTTAACCGCTTCAAGCAGCGGATATGAGGCGGCTGCTATGGGCGTTATGACAGCAGAACAACGCTTGGCTTTGTCAAAGCAGAACCTTACAGCAAAGAGTGCGGTTTATAGAGCAGCAATCGTTCAAGAGGCACAGGCTAAAATGGCGAACCAAACACAAACGATTGAAGCTATGCGCTCTGATGTAAAGGCGGCAGCTCGTAGTGTGGAAGCTGCAAAAGCCAAAGCCATTGCAGCTACACAAGCAACAGAAGCAGCAAGATACGAGGTGTATTGGGCGCAACAGTCTGGTGATGCAACCGCCATAGCAAGCGCACAAAAGAAACTTGAGGCGGCAACAGATACCCAATCCGCAGCAAGAAAGGCGGCTCTTTCTGCACAGACTGACTTTTACACCAAGAAGAAGCAACTTGAAACATTAGCAACACAACAAGCAAGAACGGCATCTATTGCCGATACAGGCGCAAAAGCAGCACAGACGGCAGCGACAAATATTCTTTCCGTTGCAACAGGAAAGCTAATGGCTGGCTTAAAAGCTCTTTGGGCTACAATGGCTGCAAATCCATTCGGTGCAATTCTTTCCATTATTGGGCTTGTGTATAGTGCCTTTACAATGTTTAGCGATAGCACAGATGATGCAACAGAAAGTATGAATAAGTTTGGTGACACTGGCGAAAAACAGCTTGCAAACTTGGAGGTGCTTCATTCCGTACTTATGAACACAACAAAGGGAACAGGTGCATATAAGAAAGCATTTGATGAACTGAATGAGAAGCTAAAAGAACACAACTTAGCGACACTTGACAATAACGCAAGCGTTAATGATATAACAGCGGCTTATAAGCGTCTTACTGATGCGATAAAAGCAAACAATGCTGAAACTGCCCGTGCAAATGCGCTTGACGATACCAAAGAAGGATATGCAAACTCCTTGGATAATTTGCGCAAGACCACGCTTGAAGAGTTAAAAGAGGCACATCATTATAATTGGAGTGACATATTAGGTATGGGCTGGAGTAGTGACAGTAAGGATATTCAAGAAATTGCCACACCTCTTGCCACGCAAATCAACCAAGTTATAGAAGATGCCTTGCCTAAGATGGTGAAACTTGATGATGCAAAAAAGGCAGAAGCTAAAGAACAACTTAGGCAGCAAATAACCGATATTCTGAAAGATGCGGGGGTTGATGAAGACCATGCTAAATTTATAACCAAGTACGATTGGCTTACGGACACATTCAAAGATGTGTTTTCTGGTGATGGCGGTATAATAGACCAAGCAATAAAGGCAAGAGAAGCATTTGAAAGTCAAACAGATGCGGCAAATAAAGCTGCTGATTCTTATAAGCGAATGGGCGATAATGCACAAGATACTGCACCAAAGGTTAATGTTGCAACACTTAGCCTTGATGAACTCCACGATATTGCAAGCAAGCTGGATGGAAAAGAAGTAACGATTGATTGCAAGACCTATGGCTTTGAAAATGCGCTTTCCTTGTTGAAAGCGGTAAATGACGAAATTGCCAAGCATCAAAATGACCTCAATACAGAAAGTGGTATTAGTGCAGAAATTCAAAAGCTAAAACAGCTTAGGGGTGAGGCACAACTTGGCAGCAAGGCTTGGAAAGATTACAACAATCAGATAAAAAGTTTACAGACACGCTTAGATAATGCCACAGGAAAAGGCAAGAAAGGAAGTGGTGGCGGTGGTCGTAGTCATGGTGGTGCAAATGACGCACAACGTAATGCAGAAAGTCTGAAACAAAAGCAACTTGAAGCGGTAAAGCGACTTGAAGAGGCGAGAATTGCAGTCATGGAGGAAGGTTACGAGAAACGCAAGGCACAACTCGAATTGCAACACAAGCAATCTCTCCAACAGATAGACAAAGAAGAAAAGGAACTCGCAGAAGCTCGTAAGAAAGCTGGCAAAGGCGGTCTTACTGTTAGTGAAAAGGCGAATTTCCAGGAAAGGCGCAATCTTGAAAATACAAGTTACGCCCAATCGCAGAACAAACTGTTTGAGGGTGAACTTGATTACAAGAAAAAGCAGTATCAGCTATATTTCCGTTGGGTGCAGAATATGGGAAAGGAGGTAGCCGACAAGCAATTTGAAAAGTTGCTGACTGATGGCAATTCATACAAGCAATATGTTGAAAATGAAATTGCGAAACTTGAAGAAAAGCGGAATGGTGGCACTAAGCTAACCGAGGGTGAGGGTAATTATCTTATCTCGCTAACAACCCAACGTGACGAGTTGAACGGTGAAAAAACAGCACTTGAAAAGTTCAAACAGCAAGTTAGTGACTCTATCGGTCAGTGCCAAACCCTTGCAGAAAAGATTGAAGCCGTAGCAAAAGCCAAAGCTAAGCTGGAGAATGGAGAAAGCGGTATTGTCAGCACAGACGAAAGAGCCGAGGCAAGCCTTGTCCTGTCACAACAGGATGCAGACTTGCAAAAGGAACTGCAAAAGACCGTGCTTGATGATTACCGCACCTTTGAGGAACAAAGGCAGTCTATCACCACACAGTACGCTTTACTTCGCACCCAAGCCGAGAAAATGGGCGATGCGGAGCGTCTGGCACAAATCAACAAAGCGGAACAAGAGGCATTGTCGGCTCTCAATATGTCATTCTTACAACAGTCTGAAAGTTGGAAAAACCTCTTTACAGACATTGACACGCTTACTGTCGCTCAAATACAAAAACTGATAAGTGATATACAGAAACAACTCAATGCTGGCAACCTCAAACTAAGCCCTGTTGATTACAAGGCTGTCATTGATAGTCTGAACCAAGCCAAGAACCGTATTCAAGAACTTAACCCGTTCAAGGCACTTGGCACGTTCTTCAATGATTATCTGGCAGCTAAGAAGAAACTAAGGAAAGCCGAGGCAGACCTTGCAAACGGCAAGGGAACGCAAAAGAGTGTTGATGAAGCCAAGAAAGATGTCAAGTCGGCAGCACAGGGCATTACCAACTCCATTCAGAAAGTGACAAGCATAAGCACGGATTGCGCCTCGTCATTGCAATCAATGTTTGATGCGTTAGGTATGGATGGTGTAGCTGACGGCTTGGGGACTGCAATAGACCTCATGGGGCAGTTGGGCAATGCTGCTGCTTCTGTCGGCAAGTTTATGAGCGGTGACATATTGGGTGGTATCACAGGCATGGTTTCCTCTATTACTTCTGTGGTTGGCATATTCGCTAAGTTGCACGATAAAAAGTACGAAAAGCGAATACAGAACCTACAAAATCAGATAGACAACTTGCAAACAGCCTACTCACGTTTGGAGCGAGCTTTCAACAATACCTATTGGGTATTCAATGATGAGCAACGCCAAGGCTACGAAAAGAATATACAGGCTATCAAAGACCAAATCGCAGCATTGGAGAAACAACGTGAAGTGGCAAAGAAATCGTGGGACTTCGCACAATATGCCAAGCTGACTACACAGATAAAGCAGCTCAATGCGCAACTTAACAAAGCTAAGGAGGGCGGTGATATGCTTTCTTTGTGGCAATCGCAAAAGGAATCATTGCGAGAGCAACAGGAACTTATGCGCCAACAGATACAGGCAGAAAAGAGCAAGAAGAAAACCGACAACAACAAAATCAAAGAATGGGAAAATCAGATTGAGGAAATAAATCAGCAAATCGAGGATTTAGACCAACAGATAATGGAAACATTCGCTGGCACTGATGTAAAGAGTGCCATTGATGAGTTTGCGGATGCAATTGTTGATGCTTATTGCTCTGGTGAGGATGCGGCAAAGGCTTTGGGAGAAACGACAAAGAAAGTGCTTAAAAACGCTGTCGTAGAAGCCCTCAAGCGAAATTTCCTTGCTAAAGGTATCAATGATGCGGTTGAGTACCTTGGAAAAGCTATGGAAGACGGTGTGCTGTCTGATGAAGAAAAGAAAGAGTTTGAACGCCAAGCAAACGCAGCGGGTGAAAAGTTCAAAGCTGGATTGGAAGCCGTGGGCGATTGGATTAAAGATGTTGATGAAACAGCGAGCGACCCACTTACGGGAGCCGTTACCTCAATGAGTGAAGAAACAGGCGGTGTGATTGCTGGTAGGCTCAACGCTTTCATCATTAACCAAGGCGAACAAACGAGCGTGATGCGTGAACAGTTGTTGCAACAGTCGGAGATAGCGAGAAACACCGCTTTGTCGGCTGAACGGCTGCAAAACATAGAAAACACGCTTAGGCGCATTGAAACAAAGGACAACTCATTACTATCACAAGGTATATCGTAATTATGGAACTTGTAGAACAACTGAAAAAGGATGGCACAGACAAAGGGCTGTGCCGCCTTTGGCAAATGAAATTGCGTAAAGGCTTGGGTACGGAGGCATTGGTCGCACTCTATATCAAGGGCATTGACTTCTGTATATCCGAAGACTTCCCAACGCTTGATTTTCTAAAGACGCATTTTAAGGGCGTATGCGAGCCTTTCGGTGTCTTCATTGATGAAGATATGCCAACACTCGCAAATAAGGCAGATTTGGTGCTTAATGGAGCTTGTAGGGGTATGCTGGAGTATGACGGTTATAGCGTGTCACGCATATACATACGACACACCTCTGAAATAGCCGTTAATGTGTCAGACCATGCCGTTGTCACTATTGATATTTTCGACCGTGCAAAGTTGCATTTGTCTGTCGGTGGCAATGATTCAAGCGTTATCCTCAATGTATATGGCACGAACACCGACATTGACTTTGTGGACGGTGACAAGCCAAGCAATGTGATTGTGAACTTTAACAATAAAACTACATACTGATATGGTAGATAAGAACTTGAAACTTTACTTGCCATTTGATGACCCCGATGGCAATAAGGCTTATGATTTTTCAACAAGCCGTGCTGATGCAATCCTTTCAGATGGAGCGACATTTACGAGAAATTCCAAGAAGGGCAAGGCTCTTTCTCTGAATGGCGGTGAGTGTCTGACCGCACAAACCATACCGTTTAGCGGAAATTTCACTCTGTCTGCCTATGTAATGACAACACAAAGCCGTATTGGTTGGGTGGTGAATTTACTTGGTGTAGAAAACTATCGTGAACAATGGATTGATGTTGTACCGAAGCAATGGTATTTTATCGCATTTGTTCGTAATAGCGACACATTGAGCGTATATCTGGACGGAGAACGTGTAAGCATTGTTTCTCTTGGTGGTGGCAATCCGCAAGGTTTGAGCCTATGCACTGATGAGCTGCTGACAACGACTGCAACCATTGATGAGGTAAAGGTGTATGATGTGGCTCTGACAGAAGCCGACATTATGAAAGCCCAAGCCAACAACGATGTGGAATACTACATTGATGGCGTGAACTTCAAAGATTATGGTGTGTCCGTTTCAAAGTCGGACGGAATTATTGGCAGACTTGCCCAGAAAGAAGCTCTCCAAGTTGATTATGACAACTACCACGGCATTGTCCGTGACAGGAAAAGAAAACGGTACAAGGAGCGCACTATCACGCTTGACTGTTTCCTTGAGGCAAGTGGTCGCAGTGCTTTCGTTGAGTGGTGCAGCCGATTTATGGCTTTGTTCGATGGTGATGGAACACACCGCCTTACTATCGAATATGACGGTAAGGCAAAGCCTCTCGTTTATGAGGTCGGCTTGTTTGATGATACGGACATTACAAAGACATGGGGAACTTATAACACAGACCTCATGGTCGGTACATTCAAGCTGAAGCTGATAGAAGACGAACCCGTAAAGCGTGTGTTGCGCCACATATCAGCTAACGACAACTCAAAGGCAAGCATAAAGGTTACTTCATCTAAGTTGCTCAATATTTATTGGGGAGATGGAACGCACACATATAATGTAGCTGGCAATGACACGGTTGTAGAACACACATACGCACTTGCTGGCGAATACGACATTATCATTGCTGGCGTGATTGAAGACATTGAAAAGTTTGAAACTAACGACATTGTTATATGGGAATTACTCAAATAATCAAGCGTAATGGCGAAACAATACAGCTCAACACAAACGAGCCGTTTTGTTTCGTCAAAGAGGCTACACTTACAAGCTCTCTAATGGGTGATGATTACATTTCCCTTAAAATAGTATCGTCTGAATGGCTTTCATTTGCCAAGGGCGATAAGATTGTTGTAGGCGGCAACGAGTATAGTATTAGAGCCACAACGACCCGTGAAATTGTGTCGGAGGGTTACTACAACTACGAGCCTGTCTTCTATGGTGTCATGTACGACCTTATGAAGACAATATACCGAAATTGCGACAAGTACGGAAAAAGCGACAAAAGCACTTTCGACTTGACATATACAATCAAGGAATTTGTACAAGTCCTAATCTACAACTTGGAGAGGGATTACCCTGGTGTATGGAAATTTGATGAGGACAACTGCCCAGAAACGGAAGCTAAGACAATTCAGTTTTCGGGGGTGAACTGTTTACAGGCATTGCAAACCCTTTGTAATAGCGAGCAGTTTAACTTGGAGTTTCAGATAACCCAAGACAACGGTATTCGTACAATACATATTGGGAAATTCGGCAAACGTATCAATCCACCGAGCGGAGCTGATTTCTTTGAGTGGGGCAAGGGTAATGGTTTGTATAACCTCAAAGAGCAGAAGATAGACGATAAGGCTATTATCACTCGCCTTTGGGTAGAGGGTGGTACAACGAATATTCGCAGCGATTACAGAGGTTATGCAGAAAGGCTGCAACTTCCGATGCAAAGAATGAACCAATACGACCACACACTTACTGATGGTACGGTCGTAAAGGCTAATACTGAAATGATAGGTATTTCAGATGAAAGCAAACGCTACATTGAAAACGCAGAATTGCGTGACAAAATAGGCAGTGAGGAAGATGTGAAAACCTATGACAACATCTATCCGAAGCGCACAGGCAAGGTTACGGCAGTCGTTGCTGATGATATTTGTGCTTTCGTTGATGATACAATGGACTTTGACCTTAACAAAAAAGATGATAAAGGGACGGTGTATCTTGTGGATGGCGTTAGCGCAAAAATCACATTTACATCTGGTCGTTTGGCTGGACAGCAGTTTGAACTCAACACAAAAGGCGGGTATGACGATAAAACGAAAACTTTTAAGATTATCCCATTTACGGATAATAGAGGTTTGACGATACCATCAGAAGAAACGAAAAATTCTTTCTTCATAGAGGTTGGCAACACTTACAAAATCACAGACATATATCTGCCCGAACAGTATGAGAAAAGAGCAGAAGAAGATTTGTGGTATGCTGGCAGCGATGATTTCAAGGATGCAAGCCAAGTAAAGGCGCAATATGCCCTTACGTTTGACAGATTGTATTTCTTGCAATCTCTTAGCAGCGACACAGATACGAGCGTGTTTGCGGTAGGTGACTATGTGCCTGTAAAAGACACTCGCTTTGGCATTGAGAAAACAATGCGCATACAGAAAATCACTCGCAATCTGTTGCTGGAGCATGACTACCAAATAACTTTGGCAGACAGTACCGCTATATCCATTCAGACGCAGACCGTTCTCACAGTTATAGACCATGAGAATGTAATCAACAACAACCGCCTCCGTGACTTGAATAAGGCAAGGAGGGGATGGAGAACTACCGAGGACTTGCGCAATATGGTATATGATACAGACGGCTACTTTGACACGGAGAATATTAAGCCTAACTCCATTGACACTAATATGCTGACTGTTGGTGCAAAGAGCCAACAGTTTGTCCTGTCTGGTTGTGTTCTGAAAGCTAACTTTGGGGGCAACCCTAATATGTTTGTGGCTACCGCTGGCATACTATCACACCTTACCATTGACAACGACAAAATAAGGAGCTGGCAGATGAACGAAGCCTCCTTTGAACTGCAAAGCACGGGTGGATACTATCTGTTTGCTAAGTGTTCCAAGTCTGGTGAAAATGGCGTGTGGTATCTGACGCAAGAGCAATTGAAGTTTGAGCCTACGAGCGACCCGAACAACTACTATTTCCAAGTTGGCATTATATCAAGTCTGTATTCTGATGATAATTTCAGAGATTTTCAGACCACATACGGTTTCACTCGCATCAATGGCAATACCATCACAACGGGACGCATCATAACAAGTGATGGTGAGTGTTACTTGGATTTGGACGGCAACAAGTTTCGCATTGGTGACAGCACAAGTTCTATTGATTGGAATGTGTCAGCAAAGAGCCGCCTAACCCTCAAGAACGTGTCCGTTGCAAGTGGCAGTGGTGATGTCGTTCCGCTTGGTGTGTACCGTGGCGTATGGAATAAGGATTACATATACTACTATGGTGATGAGGTTTCTTATACGGACAATAGTGGTGCAACGTGTACCTATCGTTACAACCACGCAACGCCCTCCAAGGGGATAGTACCAACAAATACTGTTTATTGGGGTGTAGTAGCGCAAGGCGCAAACGGCAAGAATGGAGTGAACGGCTCTACATTCTATTTCATCTATACGGCAGAAAGCAGCACACCAAGCACACCTACATTTACAGACCCAACATCATTGATAGGGCAGAGCGTGTGGAGCTTAAAGCCGCCAACCCCAACAAGCGGTAAGTTTGTATATATGTCGCAAGCAATGCTCAATGCAAGAACGAATACCTTTGGAACGTGGAGTACACCCATTCGTATTACGGGCTTGAATGGAGAAAACGGTGCAGATGGCACAGATATAGAGTTTATTTATTTGCGCAACACAGGCGATACACCAAGTAAACCCGCCTCAGTAAATAAGGATGATTATGTACCGAGTGGCTGGACAGACAGCCCAAGCGGAATAACTGCAACTTATCAGTATGAATGGGTTTGCGTTAGAACTAAGCCAAGCGGTTCTGGCACATGGTCTGCTTTCAGTACGCCTGTCATTTGGGCAAAATGGGGCGATAAGGGTACGGATGGTGATGGCACTGAATATGTGTTCAAGCGTACAGAGGTGGAAACAGCACCTGATGCAATATTGGTAAGTTCTGCCACGGACGGCTATGTGCCTACGGGATGGACTGATGAGCCAAGCGGTGTGTCGGCTGACTATCCTTTTGAATGGGTGTCTGTAAGGCACAAGACAAACGGCAAATGGGGTGCTTTCTCCAAGCCTACCCTATGGAATAATTATGTGGTATGGAATCCTAACTTGCTTGAGCAAACAGAATTTGAAAGCATGGACAGGCTGGATAGGTGGGATGTCGTTTCTTGCTATAATGGTGGCAGTGGTATTGACACAAGCATTGCCCACATCAATACAAGTGGTGTGTACGGACATAATTGTTTCTATGACAGGAACGACAAGCGATATTCTGAATCCGTTTACAAGGAAGTGTTGCGACAGACTTTGCAGTCCTCTACCGTCAAGAAGTTGCAACCCTCCACATGGTACACCCTTTCGTTTTGGGCAAAGTGTGGAACAAACACAATGACTATAAATGAAACAAGCAGTGCATACGGATTTGCAAGGCGCACATTGTATCTGAAAAAGGGTAGCAAGTACAGGCTTACATTCAGTGGAAGAATTGACGCACAAGCCAAATCGGACGGAAAAGAGTTGAGGGTGTTCGTTTGGCAAACAGGATGGGCATGGAGTAAGTCTGTTGCTGTCAGCAATACATACAATTCGGTAGGAATACTTGATTTTGATGATGTCCCCTCGGATGGGGAATACCAACTTACGGCTTATATGTATGACAGTACAGACCCACGGACAGGCACAGTAACCCTTAATTGGATTAGATTGCTTGAAGTGGACGGTGCAATATTCCATACATACATATTCCCAAGTGCCATTGATACAACCAAGGTGTTTGTGGATGGTGTACAAAAGAACAATGTCATTGGTGCGGATTGTGCCGTTGGCTATAAGGCAAGTGCATCATGGGTAAAGCACACGGTTACATTCAAGACCAAATCAAGTTTCGCTGATACCGAATGTGTGTTGTTCCGCTTGCTGCCAATCATAATTGAGGGCAACTCGCAATATCTTTACATCTGTATGCCAAAGTTGGAACTTGGCAAGGTGGTAACCGCCTATGATGCAAATTCAAGCGACAATCGCCCCGACTACCAAGAATACCGCTTTGCCAAGAATGGCTCACGCAATAGTGCGCCCGCATTGGTTAAGACTGATGCAGAGCCGAGCGGTTGGACAACTACACAGCCGACTGTTGGAACGCTTGAATATCTGTGGATGATTGTCGCAAAGAAAAGCGCAACAGGCGCATTGCTTGAAAATTGGAGTGAACCTGTGCGTATAACTCCTTATGACGGTAAGGATGGTGAGAATGGCAAAAGTCCAGCTATGGTGTATCGTGGCGTGTATGATAGTAGCAAGACATATTACGGCAATCAGTATCGTGTTGATGCAGTCAAATACAACGGCATTTATTACGTTGCTCGTATTGATGCGGGAGAGTTCCACAATGTCGCTCCAACAAACACATCAAAGTGGAATAACTTTGGTGCGCAGTTTGAAAGTATTGCAACGGGATTATTGTTAGCAGAGAACGCAAATATAGCTGGCTTTATATTCAGAAACAATAGACTTGAAAGCTCGCTGTCTGATGCAAATGGGCAACCAAATATTATTTTGGATGGCGTAAGTGGAAATAGCCGTTTTTCTGGAATATTAAAGGCGAGTCTTTATTATGGTAGTATGAAAAAAATAACAGATGCGACAAATAGAGAATACCAGATTGACCCACAAAAAGAGGCTTTCAACGGTTTCTTCATTGACGAACCGACAAATATACGCTTTGTGACACTACCAAAAGCAAAAGACTATGACGGTTTGGAAATAAAAATATATACGAAACAGTCACATTGGACACCCGACAGGTGGTCTGTTGTGCGGTCACAATCAACGGATGATTTCTATGTCAAGTTAGGGAACATATATAATGTATATGATGCTAACGATAAGAAAGATGTCGCAGTTCTTGAGAATTATATGGCACCATACACGAATATAAAAGGTTCTGGGTGTACTATGATACCTAATGTAATGCACACGTTCAAAAGCATGAATGGGGCGTGGTTTTCAATACAAGGTTTATATACAGGAGAATGAGTTATGAGTTGGATTACAGAAAGCAACAGACAAAAGCGCTTTCTTTATGCCATTCCTTGTGCCTTTCTACTCACGGTCTTATTCGTGGGTGGATTGGCTTGTGGAATGGAGTATAAGGACAGAGCTTATGGTGGTAAATGGGATTGGTTGGACTTGTTAGCCACCATATTAGGCGGTGTTTTGGGGCAAATGCTCCAAATATTGCTGATTTATGCCTTAAAGTGTGTTTCTTGGACACATTTTTACTACCTTTGCAGTGTAGATTTACCAAGTAAATATGGAAGATGTAAGAATTATAGCCAAGGGTCGTATTGCCGACCTTTCCAAGGGCTTCTCTTTGGGCGGTGTGCCGTTCTCCGTGTATGTCCGTAGCAAGGAAAACACGATGTTGAGCGACACGCTGCTTGACTGCCGCCTTATTGGTGACAGAAAGTGTGGAGCCTTTCCTGTGCCAATTGGCGATTGGACACCCGCAATGATAGCGTACATTTCCCCAAACGCTATTGACTTGCAGAAGTTTGAGGTATATTGGGGAGCGAGTGAACAAACTAACAAAATCGTATAAGAGTATGGGACTTATTTTAGGCAGCGGTTCCACTAAACCGCAATATCCTTACGATATGTGGTACGGTGTGCAAGGTGACTTTACAAGCAAGGATTACAAGCTCACAAGAGTTGGCAATCTTGACTTGCACCGCACGTTACCAATTCAGAAGAAACTGAGGCGTTTCGTTGAAAATGTGGACGGCTCTGTTAAATACTACTTGCATCAGAATGACAGTCGTAAAAAGGTTTCGGGTGCAAAGGCTACCATTGACAGCACGGATGGAAACGTGATGTTGGAGAAACCCGAATATTACGGTCGTTTTGAAGTTGAGGGTACAAAGTGGCTATATGCCATATCGGAATACCCTCTGCCTGGTTTTGTGAAGATGTCACGCAAGACTTGCTCGCCTTGGTGTGCAACTATTGACCGTGACACCAATACAGCCGTGTCTGGTTGTTGGTTGCAATGGGATGGCTCTGGCGAACTGTTGCGTGATGAAGAGGGTATCTTGAAAATGCTTGACAATGCCGCACGTTACCGTGGCGGTAGCGGTTCCAATTCCGCTTGGGATGGTACTTATCATTCCATGCTTGGTATGCCAAGAACTTCTATCAGTAAGGCTGGCGCACGACCTTATTGTAAAAACGGCACTCACCTTGGCGTGTATCGTGTATATACAGAAATTGCGTGGTTGCAACGCATAGAATATGCTTCATTGCATTGTCAAGACACTTACAACGAAACGCTGACTGCTGACGGATTCAGACAGGGCGGCTTGGGTAGTGGTCCCGCTGTTGATGGCAGTCAGTGGAATACATGGGGTGGATATAACCCGTTTGTTCCTTGTGGAGTGACTGCAACGCTTGGTAACAATACAGGTCGTATCGCATACCTTATCAAAGGTTGGACGGGTGGAGATAAGACCGTCTATGTGACATCTTATCGTGGTTTAGAAGCCCCATTTGAATATTTGTGGCTTTTGGCAGACGATGTGCTTATACGCCATATCCCCGACAAGGAGGGAGGTAGGAGTATTGCTTATCTGTGCGAAGACCCGACAAAGTTCACTTCACATTCAGACAATGCTACGACTGTCCCCGATGGCTACACGGAAATGTGCGATTTACCTCGTAGCAGTGGTTGGATATTGCACTTTGCCATTTCAAGCAATGGTATCTGCTTCCCCGATGCAATAGGTGGTAGTAGCAATCAAGGTGCTTGTGACTACTTCTGGCACCCTGGTAGTGATGCGTCTGGTTGGTGGGGTTTGCTTCTGTCTGCTGTTGCGAATCATGGTGCGAATGCGGGCTGGGGGTCTGCGCTTGCGATTGGTCGTTCCTCGTACTCGGATGCGGGCAGTGGCTTCCGCTTGTGCCGTTTCTGACGGACTGCAAAATGACGGGTCACGGAGCAACGAAAAAACGGGCTAACGTGAACCGTTTGAATTGGAAATATTAAAACAAAATATTTTAAGTGTCGGTAGTATGGGGTTTGCTTCTGTCTGCTAATGCGAATAATGGTGCGAATGCGGGCTGGGGGTATGCGAATGCGAATAATCGTTCCTCGAACTCGAATGCGAACAGTGGCTTCCGCTTTTACCGTTTGGTTTCAATTGAGAAATAAGATACTTAATGCTGCCGACACTTCACCTCTTGGTGGAAAAATAGTGATTAACACGGTGCGAGTAAATGATTGAAAGCTCTGTATTAGACTAACGGCACAACATAGGTAATGAAAGCAAATACATATTTGTATCAATATACCGACTTTGAGGATTGCGGTCTTTATGTTGGAGATACAGGCAAGCTGGCTTGTTCCCCATCAAAGAAGATAAAGAACGCTTATCACTTGCTATACACGAATGAAAATTTGTGCAAGGCTCAATACAACGCACAGCGTGGAAAAGGTGAGCGAACAGAGATTAACGAATTTAACGACAATATCTGTGAGCGACTGTATGAGTTGTATGAAATGTTGGCTAATGAAACGTATGTACCAGGCGAATACAAGAAAAGAAAGATTTACGACCCGAAAGAGCGTGAACTGATGATTGCACCATTCTTTCCCGACCGTATCATTCATCATTGCGTGATTAACGTGCTGGGTGAGCATTGGATGCACTTGTTCATTGAAAATACCTATGCTTGCATTAAAGGTCGTGGAGTACACAAGTGTATGCTTGATGTGCGTAGCGCATTGATGCGAGATAAGAAAGGGACTCGCTTTTGTCTTCAAACTGACATTAGCAAGTTCTACGACAACATAGACCATACCGCATTAAAAATAATCATAAGGTTTACTATTGCGGATGAGCAGTTGTTAAGGCTGTTAGACAAGATTATTGACAGTAACGGTAAAGACAAGGGGCTGCCTATTGGAAACTACACAAGCCAATACTTAGCAAATTTGTATCTGGCTTATTTTGACCATTGGGTTAAGGAAGTCCTTGCTTTGATTGTTCTAAAGATGTTTGGGGTGAAACTGTATTATTTCCGTTACATGGATGATATGGTTTTCTTGTGCGAGAGCAAAGAGGCACTGCACTTTGTGCTTGATATGACAGGCTTGTATCTCGCAACCGAACTGAAAGTTGAGTTCAAGGCAAATTGGCAGATATACCCCGTTGATGATAGAGGCATTGATTATTGCGGTTTCCTACAAAACCATTACAATGTATTGCTAAGAAAAAGCATACTGTTGAGGTTCTACCGCAAAGCGTCCATTATCGCTAAGAAATGTCCTATTAAAGATGAGAATGATATAAAGCTCCTCTTTCCGTCTGAATGGGGTTGGACTATCAGATGTAGTGAGGCGCACAAAAAGAATGTCTTTAATAAAATTATAAACGATGGACACAAGTATTTTATCAATTGGTCTGCTGTCAGCACAGCGTCCGCAAGTGATAGACCCGTACAACAACGGACAGGGAACATTCCTCTACAACTTCAACATAAAGGAAGTGGAGGTCGTGACGGAAGAAATGGGCGGTACACACATAGCCAAAGACGGAGAAAAGCCGACAGGCAAGATGTGGCAGTATGACAGCCTTCGTGTCGAATACCCAAAGACTGCCGACAACATTTTCAGTACGCTGATTACTGCAAAGTACCCAGCTAAGACTGAAAGCAAGTTAGTGAACGAGTATCAGAGTGCAGCACTCGGCTTGATGGATGAATCCGCAAAGAAACCCTATGAGGATTTCTTGAAAGACCGTCTGGCTATCCGCACGATGATAGACAGCGATTGTGAAACCCTCAACATTCCAATGGACTTATGAACGAGATAGAAGATTTCATTGAAGACCCCAACGAAAACAGCGACCTTTTCGACTGCGAGTTTACATCTGTGGATGCGGTTGTCAATCAGATAATGGTGTTCACGGGTTGGCAGAACAGAGCAACCGAAAATGGCGACCGTACACTTGTGGCTTATGGAGAGGGTTACAATAGGTCTGCTTTCTTCACGGACAGCAAGAAACTGAAAGAGGTGTTTTGCAATCCAAAGCGACACTATCCATTCCGTGCTATTATTAAGGTAGTGAGTTATGGCAATATGTACGGCTTTCGTGTATTCTCGCCTAAAAGCGAGATAACCAAGGAAGATAGGGAGAACTTTGAGTTTTACAAACGTACCAAGAACAGAAGAAGCCGATGAACACGACAGATGTAACAACCGTTGCGCATGGAATAAGCGATTTCGGTATGATGGCGGTTACGGCTGCTTTCTTCTTGCTGTTGTCGGCTGCAATGATGGTGGCAATATTCAAGTGGTTCAAAGCTATCATAAACCAAATGATGCAAGACAACAAGGAGAGCCTCCAAGAGCTTGCCAAGACCACAAACGCACAGAATGATATGTTACAGGACATTTCCGAGGGGTTGCGTACAGAAACACAGTTGAGAATACGCAACCTCACTGGCTTTGCCTTTGACCTATCCATTGAGCAAGTATGTAGGCTTATAAAGCGTGTGCGTGAGGAAAACCACATCATAGACCATGAAGCGACAGCCATAAAGATACGCAAGTCACTTCAAGTTATCCACAATGACCGTAACAGCCGTTTTGACCCTTTCACATACAGAGGTAAGGCAATCTCTGAATATTGTAGTGCTGATTGGGTTGAGGATGTGGCAAAGGTGGTGGAGGGTGAGATTTACAATGAGGACGGTGCAAACAATGCCCGTGCCTATACTAACGTAAAGCTCGCATACGACAACATCAAAACCGACTTCTACCAACGGCTGAACGCATAAATACAATTTGTGCGTAAAATTATATGCAAGATAATACAACATTTTAAGTAGATTATATATTATGGTTAAAATTTTAATCGACAACGGGCATGGGGAGAACACCACGGGCAAGCAATCGCCCGATGGTCGTTTGCATGAATACGCCTATGCAAGGGAGATTGCAAAGCGTGTGGAGAAATGCCTCAAGTGTGAAGGCTACGATGTTGAGCGCATAGTGCCAGAAGATTTTGACATTTCGCTTTCCATTCGTTGCAAGCGAGTGAACGATATATGCCGCATGGTGGGTTCTAAGAATGTCCTTGTGGTGAGTATTCACAACAATGCCGTGGGCAGTAATGGCAAATGGTACAGTGCAAGAGGCTTTACCGCTCATGTTGGACTTAACGCCTCCGCCAACAGCAAACGCCTTGCTGCCTGTCTGTGGAATAAGGCTATTGAGCTTGGCTTGAAAGGCAACCGTGCTGTGCCTAACGAAAAGTACATCACACAAAACCTTGCCATTTGCCGTGATACGCTTTGCCCCGCAGTTCTGACGGAAAACCTATTCCAAGATAACAAGGAAGATGTGGACTTCTTGCTTTCGGAAGAGGGTAAGACTGCAATAACCACACTCCACGTTGAGGGTATCATTGACTACATTAACAATGTGGCGAAATGAGAAAGTGGGTAACTATTGCTATGGTGGTGTTGGTCTGTCTGTGTTCGGCTCTGTATCTCCGAAATAGAGCGTTACAGACGGACAACGACAGGCTGACCGCCAACCAAACGGCACTGATGCAGAAAGCCACCTATTATAAAACGGAGGCTGGCAAGTCGGCAGCAAGTGTTCAAAAGTTGGAACTTTCCAACTCCGAGCTGAAAGCCAACTACAAGCAAGTGTGCCAGACAGCAGAGGAATTGGGGGTAAAGGTTAAGCGGTTGCAATCCGCAATGACCACTGCAACCGAAACAGAGGTAAATGTGATTACACAAGTCCGTGACAGCATTGTGTATCGCAATGGTGCAATTGACACCCTCAAGGCTTTCAGTTGGCATGATGCGTGGGTAAATATACTTGGCGAACTCAAAGGTCGTGATGTGTCGCTCAATGTGGTATCACAGGATACCATAGTCCAAATAGTACATAGAGTGCCGAAGAAGTTTCTGTTTTTCCGTTGGGGGTGCAAGGCTATCAGACAGGAAATTGTCAGCACTAATCCGCACACTCGGATAACATACACAGAGTACATAGAACTTAAATAGGTTTCTTTAAGGTTAAGATTGTTTTTTATTAGTTGGGAGTGTCGGCTGAGAAGTCGGCACTTTTTCTTGCTCGTTTCCCAAAAAATTGTATTACCTTTGTGGGCGAAATGAACGTAGTAATGAATGATGAAATACAGAAATTCTACAATAATTCTACAAAATCACATACTAATTGTGTAACTCGCTGAAAATCAGATTTGGATTAAGGGTTTCCTAAACACTTTTCTGCCAACATATTAGTGAGTAATATTAGAAGTTACAAA